GCGATTGATGAACCAGCTCAATCGACCTTGCGGTGTCGCCGGCAGCATCCTTCTTGGCAAAGTGCTTCGCGCCCGACACCGCGAAGTCGGTGCAGGGCTGCGCGATCAACATGCCGTAGACGTCGGTGATGTCGTAGTTGTCGTTGAACCATTCGACACTGAAATCGTGAACGTCCTGGCCGGACTGGATGTCGAACGTCAGCACGTTGTAGCCAGCCTCGGCCCACGGACGCGCCCAATTGCCGGTCAGGTCGTACAGCGAGAGGATGGTCTTGGTGCTGTTGGCCTGGAAGGTTTCAGAGTTCTCGGCTTGGGCGGCAGCGTCCGCGCGCCATTGGTCGACGCGCGCCTGCGCTTCCGCCAGCGGGATGAACGGACCCTTGCCCAGCTTGGTTTCGAGGTTGACGCGCTGATCGGGGTCGGCGAACAGCGCCGCCCACTCGTCGGTGATCTCAGCAAACTCGGCCAGCTCCATCGGGAGCGGGACAATTTGCGTCGGCTGGGTGCGGTCTGCCGTGTAGGGATATGGCCGCTCTATGCCTTCCGCTTCGCTGCCTTCCTCGCCAGCACGCGCATCAGGTTTGCCATCGCCGCTTGCTTCTTTGCCTTCACCGGGTCGTTGCTCTTGATCGCCCGCTGATGCAGAAGCCCCGCCATCCTTTGGTGCTGGTCCGGGCGAAATTTCATGGAACACTCCATCGCCATAGGTTTCAACGATGCTGTTGTCGTCGATCTCGAAATCGGTATCCTCGTTGACCGCGCGCACCGCGGCCATCTCGACCGCGCTGTCGAGGTCAAGCAGTTCGTCGGCCATGATGGTCGCGGCCTGCTCGGCGAGACCTTCCGGAAGCTCGGTGTATTCAGCCTGGATCGCCTCGGTGTTGGCGATGATCGCCGCGTCGCGCGCCGCGTCGCTCGATTCCTTGAGCGATGTGCGCTGCCGCTTGGTGGTCTTGCCCTCGTCGCCTTCGGCAACCTTGTGCTGGCCGCGCAGGCCCTCGTCGATCGCATCGAGCAAATCGCGGACGGTCGACGTCTTGTTGTGCTCGCCGCGCAGGTAGCCGGCCTCCTCGGCCGCCTCGCGCGCCATGTCGAGCTTCATGCCCGTGGGCCGGATGAGACCGAAGAAGCCCTTGCGGCCCGGGATCTGGACGCGGTGGTCGCCGATGTCGAGCGCGGTGAGTTCCGGATCCGGCGCGAGCCCGCCGCGGCTGGCGAGGAACTGCAGCAGCGTCACCGTCTCATCGGAACTGGTCGGCTTTTTCTGCGTTGCAAGCTTGGACCCACCGGCCTCCGCCCCCGGCGCCGGGCTTGGGGTTTCCTTCGGGACTGCGCCGGATGTACGTGCGGCCTCAGCAGACGCGGGACTGGCATCCTCGGCCTTCACGGGTCCCGAGGATGCCAGTTTACGCCGGTCCTGCTCGGCGATGAGCCTTTGAACACCCTCGCGCGTCAGTAGCCCGTTCTCGCCAGTGAGACCGGCGCGATCAAAATGGGTTGCGGCCTCTCGCCCCGGCTGCACAACAATGTCGGTGATGCGCTCGCCGCTTTCATCGAACAGCCGTTCCAGCATTTTTTTGCTGAAACGATTGATCGTCGAATCCGGCACATCTTCCAGCGCCATCGGCGTGTTGCGTTCTTCGCGCTCGGCCTTGCGAGCCTCGCGCTTCTTCTCGCGCAACACATCCGGCTGTAGCGCCTTGGTGGTGTCGCCTTCCGCCAGCCAAGTCTTGAACTCATCAACCGACATGGGCGTGCTTGCGCCCAGCGTCTCCGCGCTCTTGGTCGACGTGCCGATGTAGGCGCCGAACGCATCCTGCTCGGTGCGGAATCCGCCCATGACCTTGTGCTGGCGGAATTTGCCGGTGCGGCTGTCGATCTCGTCGAACACATAAACGGTCGGGCTGTCGGGCGCGTTGCCCAGGTACAGGTCGACGTGCATCCCATCGGCACCGACGGTGCCCGGGAAATAGCCGTAGGCCGCGCCGCCGTGCGTGACCTCGACGTTCTCGCCGGTCTCCGGGTTGACCATCTTGCGGACGCCGCCGGGCGCGACCTCAATCGAGATTGGCAGGCCGTTCCATTTGCCGTGGCCGAGCTGGCGATTGTTCGCCTCACCCTGCGCATGCGTGTGCTCGTTGGTGGCGGGCTTCGCTACCGCGTCGACGTCGGCGGCGCTCTTGATCTCAATCGGATCGGCGCGCGTGCCCTTCGGCTTGCGGCCGTCGAGCGTCTGCTCGGCGGTCTCGAACGACACGGTGTTGCCGGGGCTCTTGCCCCTCTCCATTTCGGCGCGCTGCTGATCCGCGGTGGATTCCGTGCCAACGGCGGCGCGCACCTCGGTGCCGTCCGGCGTGCGCTCGACGATCGTGACGTTCCGCTCGCCCTGGCGCTGCTCAATGTCAGCCTTGGAGAAGGAGCCGAGCCCGAGCAATTCGTTCTCGCGGCCTGCAGCGCTGGCCTCGGTGATCTTCTTGGCGGTGGTCTTCTTCGGGTCGAAGTGGAAAATCCCGCGCTCGGTCTCGACGCGCTCCATGCCGGGCGGCAGCGGCATCTCGCGCGTGCCCTTCGGGAACATCTGCGCGGCGCGCTCGCCGGCGATCAGCTGGTTTTGCTGCGCCTTGAGCGTGGCGCGGCTCTCCGGCACGTTCTGGCCGGTGTCGTTCTTCGAGTGCTTCTCGACCAGGGCGCGCATGTCCTGCTGGAAGGTCGGCGATCCCGGCGTAAGTTTCGATTGTTCCTCGGCGTAGGCCACGAACTCGTCGCGGGTTTTCAGGCCGCCGCGCTCACGCACCATCTTCGCGCCCTGCAGCAACGCGCTCGGGCCGCCGGTTGACGATTCGGTGACCTCTCCGGCCTCGGCGCGGGACCATAGATGATCGCGCAGGCTGTCACCGATGTCCTTGCCGGCGTTGCCCAGGTTGCCGAAACCCATGCCGGTGTCGACCGGGCGCTCCGGACTGCTTGCAGGCTGCTCTGGCGCAGTCTCGGCCGCTTTCGGTGCCCGCTTCTTGTGCTTCGTCATCGCCGCGCCGGGCTTGATCCCGGCAGCGATGGCATCGTTGAACTCGGCTTTCCGCTGCGACGCCGACATATTGTCGATATCCTCGTCGGAATAGCCAGCCTCCCGCAGGGTGGCATACCGGAGGTGGGAACCCTCGGTTTCCGGGGCCTCCTGCCGTGGGCCAGCCGCCGGCTGCTCTGCGGCTGGGTCGCCGGCTGGCTTCTGGCTACCCGCGCCCTTGGTGGCCCGGATTACCGCGTCAATCCGCTCCTGTTCGTCCATCGCGGCCGGGTCGAGCCCGGCGGCCTTGAGGATCTCGGTTTCGGACGCGCCGCCGTGCGATTCGCGCGACGCCGTGTAGGCGCGCTGACGCTCGGCCTCCGACATGGAGGCCGGATCGGGGGCACTCGATCGCGTGTCGGCGCCACTCGCTCGCGTGTTCTCGCCCTCGGGCGGTGGTGCGCTCTCGCGCGCGCGCCGAACGAAATCGGCGATGTCGTCGGGGGATGAGGGGCCGCCAGCGGGATCGCCGCTGGGGCCGGGAGCCGCGCCGCCACCGGGCGGTGGCGCAATGCCGGCGGGGGCATCCTGCCGGTCGCGAGACGCAGCACCGCTGATGCCGCCTCCGGCACCGCCCAAGATGGCGGCAATCGCCATCGAGCGCGGCACGTCTTCAAATAGATCCTGATCGGGCTTGTAGATGCCCTTCGCAATCGCGTTCTGCGCGAGCTGCTGCAGGCCCTCCTGGCCGCCCTCCATCAGCGCGCCCTTCACTGCGGCGACGCCCATGCGCTTGATGAAGCCGAGCGCCTTGCCGGTCCCGCCGAGCATCGGGATCAGCGCATCCACGAGGTCGGTAGCGCCGGCGACGCCGCCGAGCTTGGCGGCCAACCGGGTCTGCTCCGGCGTGGCACCGCCCTTGACGGCGCGATCTGCCGCCTCGCCCATGCCCGCAGCGGTGAACAGTGTTCCGGCGGCGGCCGGGCCGATGCCCGGGACCATCGAGAGCGCAATGCCGGCGGCCATCGAGCCAGCACCGGAGCCGATGTCGCGGGTCCACGATCCCTCGAACCCTGGCGCGGCCTTCAAGGTCTCCTTGCCGAACTCCTCGACGGCCTGACCGGCCTTGAAGAGAGGCTTGTCGGCGACGGGCTCGGTCGCGCGCTTGTTGTTGGCCTCGAACTTGGGTTTTAGGGTCTCAACCTCGGCTTTCGGGTCCGCACCCTGCGAAATCCGTCGAAGAGCCGCGATATAGTCCATCTGCAGGCCGCGGTCGCTGACATCGCGCAGCACCCGGCCCTGCAGCTTCGCGAGCTGGGCCGGGGTTTTGTCCTTGAGGTTTTGGAGCTCGTCGAGCAATTCCGGTGCGGCGACGGTCGGGATGCCGACGGCGGCCACACCTTTGAGCGCGGCTGCACCCATGTTCTTGCCGCCCTCGGCTACACCCTTGCCGAACTCGACCGCGTAGGATGGGCTCGGGTTGTTCGTGGCAGGCGGCGCTTCCGGGCCGATCATCGGCGGCTCGACCGCCTGACCGCTGAAATCCGCATCGGTGCTGATCGCCGCGGCAGGCTCGATCGCCTGGGCGCTAAAATCGGGGGTTTGCTGCTCGAGATGTCCCGGTTCTGCGACCGACGGCATCGGCTCAACTGGTGTCGGCCTGCCGAGCTTGCGCGCCAGCCGCGTGTTGAGCATGCGCGGATCCAGCGAACCACCGGGCAGCGGCTCGGGCGTCACCTGACGGATCAGGCTTTCCGTGGCCGCGTGCGGGTCGAAATCGTCGCCGTTGCCGATGAGCGAGTCTTCAAACGCCATCGGCTGCTATTCCGCGTCTTCGAGCTGGGGGACCGGGTTCAGCGACGGGGGCATGGGCGGACCCATCGGCGCGCCCGCTGGTTGTGCCGGATTCGGCGCCGCCGCGCCACCGGCGCTTTTCTTCGTCAACAGCCTTCCGTCCTTCGGGTTGATGAAGTAGGCGCCATCCGGCAGCGCGTCGAACGCGGCCTGCGCCGCCTTCGGGTCCTTCGGGAAGTTCTTGACCGGATTTTTATCGGAGAAGCCCTCCTTCGATTCCAGCCCCTTGACCGACTTCGGGTCGATGCCGAGCGTCTGGAAATGACCGTTGCGCACGGTCTCGATCTGCTTCTCGTGCGCAGCCAGCGCCGCCTTGGCTTCCTTGCTGTCGGCACCGAACTGCTTCTGCGCCTCCTTGACGGTGTTGGCGCTGATCTTGATGCTGGCGTCCTGATTGGTCGCGCCGACCGCGCGCAGGTACAGCTGCTCGGGCGAGTTGACGACGCTACCCTTGCCGCCGGCTGCAGCGGTGGCCTTGGTGACTTCGAGCTTCGCCTTGGCGGCCTCGATCTGATATTTCAGGTAGTTGGTTTGGTAGGCGGCGGTGTTGCCCTCCTTTTGAGCCTGGATCGCGCGCTGCAGATATTTGTCCTGCTTCTCGAAGGTCTTGTCGTCGGTCTTCTGGCCGCCCTCGATCGCAGCGCCAGCGCCGCCGGAGAACGCCGCCAGCCCCGGCTTGTGCGAGTTCTCGCCAGCGGCCTTGAGGCCGGCGCCGAGCCCGCCCATCGCCGCGCGAGCACGGTTCGGATCGAGCCCGAGAGCGCGCGTAAGCGCGTTGCCGCCCTGGTCGGGAGGTGGTGCGCCGGTCGGCCCGGGAAGCTGCATCGGCGGGCCGGGGGGCATCCCGGCGCCGCCGGTCGGTGCGACCGCAGGAGGAATCGCGGCAGGACCGCCGCCGAGCCCTGGCGGGCGCGGTGCAGGCATCGGCACGGGACCGCTCGGCGACATCATGCCACCATCCGGCGGCGGGATCGGCGCGTTGCGCATGGGCATCATGCCGCCGTCGGGCGGCGGCAGCGCGGGCGGCGGCGGTGCTGGCGACATAAACCCACCGTCGGGCGGGCTCATCGGCGGCGGGAGTGGCGGCGCACCGACCTGCATATCCATGCCGGTTTGTCCGCCCATCGGGTCGACGCCGGGCGGCATCGGCGGCGGCGGCATCGGCGCAGGCGCGGTGTCCAGCGTCTGCACCGGCGGCATGCCCGGCATCTGACCGCCACCAGGGCTCATGCCGGGCGGCAAGCCGCCGCTCATGTCGCCGCCGCCCATCGCGCCCGTCAACCAGTCGAAAAGTCCAGCCATGACCCAGTGCCCCTAAATGAATGCGCTGAGAAGCGTGCCGCCGACGGCGCCGGCCACGCCCCAGCCGGAATTGTTCGGCGCCTCGGATACCTCGGTCTTTTGTGCCGGCATCGCGTTCGCGCCCGCGTTGACGGTCGAGTTCACGAGCCCCGCGGCTTGATACGGCTGCTGCTGCGCCATAAGCCACTGGTTGTAGTTAGCGGTGAGGTTGGCTTGATCCTGCGCGGTCTGCTGACCGCCCATGGCGTTCTGAGCACCGGCAACGCCGAGCTGTTGGTTCTGCAATCCCTGCAAGGCGTTCGAGCCGCCGAGCGCGCGCGCCAGCGCGGCCTCGTTGTAGCCGGCGTTGGCCGTCTGCGCGTTCATGTTGTTGGAAACGTCGGTCGCGCCCGCGCCGATCGCGGTCTGGAACGCCTTGTCGTAGGCTTGCCCGATCACGCCTTCGCGCTGGACGTTCTGGTTGAACCGGGTGTTCGACGCCTCGATGCCTGCGCGAGCGTCACCGAACGCGCCGCTCGACGTCGCCTGCGAGTTCACCGCAGCGTTGTCCTTCGCGTTGGTGATGTCCATCTGCGCCATCTGCGGCGCCAGCGCCCGCATGACGTACTCGTTCATGTAGGGCGACATCGCCGACTGGATGGTGCTGGCGTTGACGTTCTGAGCCGGGGCGGCGGAATACTGGTCGATCAGCCCGGTCGCCTTGGTGCCGGTGCCGTTGCCGACAATCGCGTTCGTCAGGCCGAACGACGCCTGCTGGTCGGGCGAGAAGCCCGCAACCTGCTGGCCGTTATAGCCCTGGAACCCCTTGTCGCGGAGTGCCGTCGCGAAGTCGAGGTTGCCGACCGCAGCGTTGCGCACCGCCGGGTCGGCGGTCGAGGTGGACGTCTTCCGATTGGTTTCTTCCGAGCCGAAGCACATATCAGCTTCCTCCGTTTTCCACTGTATCAGAGTCGCCGCCGTAGACGCGCGGCATCATGCGCAAAACACCCTTTTTCCCCTCTCGAATGCGGCCCTGGTGGATGAACCGGAGCCCGGCCAGATTGGCGATGCTGACCGCCTCGGCCATCAGCGCCGCCGAGGCGGGGGTGTTGTCGAACGCCGGCAGCACGAAATGCCACCGATCCGTCAAAAACCCGGCGTCGCCGTACCACCACGTCGGGTTGATGATGCCCATGGTCCCGACCATGACGTCATTGTGGATCAGCATCAGCGCGACCTCCTCGCGGGTCACGCGGATGACTTCCTCCAGGCTTTTGACGATGTTGACCGGGCACAGCAGCGCTGGCTGCGCCACGACAAGCAAGAACCGATGGATCGCAGTCATGTCCTGCTCGGTCTCGGCGTAGCGAACAGTGATCACCGGATCTGCCGGCGCCTCGACGACTTTAAGTGGAGCGGGATTCGCCGCCGCGCTTGAAATCGTTGATGAGTGTGGCGATGAACGCCTGCGTCTCCGCGAGTGTCGAGACCCCGACATTGAGTGTCCTCGTTTCTGTGAAAACCCCGGTGACCTCGAACGAGGCCACCATATCAACAATATTGAACTCGGCTGACGCGAGTTCTATTTCTCGAAACGCCTCGGACGCCGCAAGGTCTTTAACCCGACCGATCAGCGGCGAGATGTTTACGCTCCGCATTTACCTGACTCCGCTCGGCTTGATCCACGCCACCGGCTTGCCCATTCGGAAATAACAACCGAGCGAGGTGCAGCCGAGCATCATGCCGATGTACCGACCTGACACGCGGAAATCGATTGAGCCGCTATCGGTCGGAACGACGGTCTCCGTCTCGGTGTCCTCGAACGTGGAATCGTTGAGGTAATCGTAGGTGTCGAGCGTCATCTCGATGTCGCCAATCTGATCCTTGAAATCAGGAATGACGTACTCGACGTCCATGTGGGTGCCGCCCTCACTGAGGGCATATGGCGCGAGCGTCAGGCTCCACGGCAGCGCCACGCCGTTATCGTCGAAGCCGATCTCGTGCTGGTAGATGAAGCCGTCCGACTTGGCCATGTATGGTCGGGTGTCGCCCTGGGTGAAGTGCGTACCGGAGACGCGACCAAAGTCGAGTGGCGCCCAGCATTGATTCTCGATCGAGAACAGCACGCCGATGGTTGGCGTGGTCTCGCCTTCAACCGTGATGAAGAACGCCACCTCGTTGTGCTGCGGCCAATAGATGGCGCTGCACTGATAGCCGGAATTGATGTCGATCAGATCAAACACATACTTCCTGATATCCTCGACGTTCGGCATCGGCACCACTGAGCCGTTGAACATCCAGAAGGTATCCTGCCCGATCCAGTAAGCAACACCCCCCGCGGTGACGACACCATTCGGCGAGAGCAGGCCGCAATCCTTCGCCACCATCGACGAATTGTAGACATAGGTGGCGCCAGTGTATTGGAAGCGATAGAGCGCAGCGTCCGTCCACACCAGCGAGATGAAGTCAGAAAGCACCCGCCCGCTGACCAGCTTGGTGCCCTCGGTCAGTGTGCGGATATTGGCGGTGTTGCCCGTGGCCGGCGTCCAAACCTCGTAGTCGCCCTGGGTGCACCATGCCACTTGCATGTCGGCGCACAGCGCAAAGATGAACCGCTCCGGCGTAACGAACATGGCGCGCACGTTGGTGGGCAAGCCGGGATCGCTCGAAATCAACGTCGCGCGGCCCCATGGTTGCGCGTCGGTCGGGTCGAACAGGTAGATCGAGCCGCCATTGTAGGCCGCCATCAAGAGCTTGCCGAAGTGGTCTAGCGACCAAATACGCGGCTCGATGGAGACCGTCGATTCTGTCCGCGCCGTGCCGTAGGTGCCGAGACCATAGCCACCAATGCCGTAGCCATAGCCGAAAGCACCGAGTTCAACGCCGATGGTAACCTCGTATTTGAAGGTTACAGCCGCGCCGCCGCCGGTTGCTCCCGAAGTCGCGTTGGACGTGAATGTGAACCGCCAAGAATTGGCGTTTGGCACATCGAGAACGACAAACGTGCCGTTCGGGGTGATCCCTCCAACCGCTGTGGCTCCGGCCAAGATTGCGGTATCGCCGGTGATCACGCCATGCCCGGTATCGGCGACCGTGACAATCGGGCTTCCGTTGGTGGTGGTCAGCGGATTGTTGGCGAGCGTACCTTCGTCGCGATACGGCGTGACATCGTTCTGCGCCCAAATCGTGTCGTAGACATAGAGCTTGCGATAGGTCCCGCCAGCCAGATAATTGTTCTGGTTATTGTCGCGCCATGCGTGCATGGATCGGAGCTGGCCCGATGCCGCCGTTTCCGTGGCGATCTCGTTGCCACCGATCTTCTGCGGACGGCCCTTCACAAAGCGGACATTCTGCGACGCGATGTAGCGCCCCTCGGCAACGCGGCCGGATTCGGTCAGCACCACTCCGGGTGGCGGCGTGATCGGAAGCGGGATCAGCTTTGCCATTTGTCACCACCGTAAGGCTCACCGCGCGCCATGCCTCCAGGCGATGACGCGCGGCTCACCCTCCCCCCGTCGACACCCAGCACCGACGAAGCCCTCAATATCGAATACATAGAACGGCCGAGATGTTCTCCGGCCGCGCCTCGGTGCCACCCTGCGAAACCGTTGCCAGCGTGCCCAAGCCGGGGACGCCGCTGATAGTATGCGTGTGCGCGCCGCCGGAATTGACCGTGGTGGTGATGTTGGCCGTACCGGAGCCCGTGTTGCCGCTGGTGGTCGATCCGACAACCGTTCCCGATGGACCGGCGCCGGGAGACAAGTTCGGCGACTGATAGCTGTGCGTGTGGCCCGAATCCGTGCTGGTCGCGGTGTGCGTGTGAGCACCGCCGCTGTCTATCGCCATCGTCCCGGCAGTCAGAGCGCCGCTGAACGTGTGCGTGTGGGACGCGTTCTGGTTGGTCTGTGCCGTGCCGGCCGCGACCGCCGCCGTGCGCGAGCGCAGGAACTTGCCGAGCGTAAAGCCGTCGGGCAACGTGAAGGTGGTGGCGCCGTTGCCGATGCCGTGGGTGGTACCGATCTCGGCAAACAGATCAACCGCGCTGGCGCGGAGTGGCGTAGCCCCGTTGCATTCGAGCGCGCCACCGGGAACGGTGGTGCCTGCATGGTAGAAATACTCGCCGACGTTCTCGCGATCGTGGCGGTGCATATTGGTGCCGTCGCACGAAATCTCGGTGAGCTTGCCGTGCGGGATGTTGACGGCGGTTTGCGCCGCCACCTTGATCAGCACATAGAATCCGGCGTGCGTCAGGTTGTTGATGAACCGCCAGTTATTCGCGGTCGACGGCGCCGTGATGGTGAGGTCGGAGGCCAACGTGCCGGTCAGGATGATGGTGCCATAAACCGCGTTGGCCTGGGTCAGCGTGTAGGCGCCGCCGGTCAGCCCGGAAATGGTCAAGCAACCAGCTACCGCATTTTCAAGCGGCGTGATCACGCTATCGTTGAGGTTGGTGCCCCAGGAGTTCGCGTTGTTGCCGGTGCCTTGCAGCAACAAATTGAGGATTGGCGTGTTGGTGTCGGCGGCCATTAGTAATAATCCCCCGGCGTCGGTGTGTCGGTGCCGAACTCGGCGCCGCGATAAGTCAGATCGCTCTCGGCATTGGTCGACTGAACCAGTGCGGTCAGCGAGGCGAGATGCTTCTGATACTCCGCATCATCCTTCATGTAATCCGCGGCGGAAGCCGAACAGGCCACGCGCATGAGCTTCGGATAGCGGCTGGTCAGCCAGTTCGATTCGTTGGTGGTGGCGGCCAGCGGCAGCGGCGCGCGGAAATAAAGCTGTTTGAACTGCGTCGCGGTATCGAACGCGCAATCGAATTTCACCTGTTCGTCGAAGATCGTCCACGACGACGGCGAGCCCGAGATCAGCTTGTTGGCGGTGTATTCCGCCGCCGCACCGCCGCCGGTCGCGCCGGATGTGGCAAATTCGTCCACGTCGATCACGAGATTATCGTCATCGGTGATGCTGGTGACCGGAAAGGTGCCGTTCAACGTCAGCCCGCCGACGGCGGTGGCGAGCAAAATCGTAAGGGTCGAGCCCTGGGTAAGATCATGGGCGGCCAGCTCTACCGCGACGCTCGATGAGCCGTTTACCGTGGTGAACGGATCCGCGGCGAAGTCGCCGGAGGTTGCCTCGTACACCCGCGCGCCGACAATATCGGTCTCGATCCGGTGCGGCATACGGATGCCGTTGGTGATGTCATGGAGCCTGCCGATCGGGTCGAGGAAGCGCGCCGGCAGCGCAATCTGCGCCTCGCCCACGGCCATGCCGAAGGTCCATTCCTTCCGCATCTCGCGAATGCGCAACAGCGAGAACAGCAGCGATTGCGCTTCGTCGACGACAGCGGGGAGGTCCAACTTCGAGTAGTTGACCCAGTTCGCAATACTGCCGGTGGTGCCTTTCGGCGCCACCAGCGATGTGTAGGTCATTGCCACGGGGGATCAGTCCGCGAACTTCTGGAACTTCTTGCGGAGCTGCGCCTTCGGAACGACGCCCTCCTTGACCAAGAACTCCACGGCATCGGCGATATTCGACTTGCGGACCTTGTAGCGGCGGGCGATCTCCTGGGTGACCTCCTGCCATTCCACGTCCTGCTCGCCGCGCAGCCACGCTTCGAGGTTGATCGGCTCAAGGAGATCATCTCCGTCGTCGCCCTCATCCTCGTCGCGATCGGCGCGGCCCTCCGACTCGTCGTCATCGTCCTCGGCGCGGGGCGCGCGCTGCGGAGCCTTGGCCTGCTGCGCCAGCGCCTTCTTGATCTTGCGCTCGGCGGCTTGGCGGGCCTTATCGCCGTCCTTCCCCTTCCGCAGCATGTCGGGGTGGTCGAAGATGAAATAGCCCTCGGAATCGGCGGGGATGCCGTCCTGAATGAAGAACACGGCGGCGTGCCGGTCGCCTGGAACGCGGTCGCCTGTGACAGACGCATACGCACGCGAGCGGTCCATACGCACCCTCGGCGGCGCCACCGGCGCCGCTTCGGGAGCATCGAGCTGGGTATCGATGGTCATGGTTGGCTCCTTACTTCTGCACGGCGGAAGCGCCGGACAGGGAGTGCGAGAGATTGGTGGTCGAGCCACCCATCTTGCCGCCGGTTTCGTTCGGCAGCTTCATGCCGCCTGCGTTGTCCTGCGGATAGGACACGTTGTCCTTATCGCCGCGAGGCAGCGACGACGTGACAACGCCTTTGCTGTTCTTGGTCAATTAACAATCCTCCTGAAGATGCGGGAACGGAAACTCCGGTTCGCCGCCGACTGCGGGACGCATGCCGCTGTAGCGGCTTGCGCGTGAAAGAACGCTGTAACCATCCAGGCCGGCGTTCCCGGTGTCAGCACGCATGGCGTTGGCTGGCTTCGGGTTCTTGGCAGGGATGACAGTGTTCTCGTCTCGGCCTTGGTAGTAAGCCATTGGTCTGGTCCCTCTGGCCTTGTTGCAGGCAGGGGCCGGGTGTTACCGGCCCCTGGGCGATATCGTCAGGACCAGTCGATCTCCACCGCGATCATGCCGGCGCCGGTCTCGGAACCGCCGGAGCCGGGCACGAGGCTGATGAAGAACGCAGTGTCGGCCGGGATGAACGCCTTCTCGAGCACGACGTGCTCGGAATAGTTCGTCGACTGCCGGCCGGGCAGGGTCGCCGCGCCCGGCTCGCGCGGGTATCCATCGACAAGGGACGACGCACGCACCATGCCACTGGTGAAGGTGGTGGTGGTGTAGCCAAGGATCGCCGTCGAGCCGAGACGGAAGCGGCCATACTCGTTGTCGAGCGAGCCAAGATCCGAAGCGGCGTCGCCGATGCCGATTTCGGGGACGGTGGTGGTGCCCACCATGTCCTCGGTGATGCGAACCTCGATGTCACGCACGAGGCCCTTTTTGCCGGGCGGGCCGATGAAGGCGTAGCTTTTGGCTTCACCATCGGCACCGAACTGAATGGGGGTGTCGTTGCCAACCGTGTAACGGATGGTCTGACACCCAACGCGCTCGTAGCTCATAGCTTCTCTCTCTTTCTGATGGGTGGATGGACGCGGCCTTTCGACCGCGCCACGACGGTTGATTAGGCCGCGCTATCCCACATCATGACGCGCGCATTGGTCGCGTCGGGGTGAACCAGACCGAAACCGCCCAGGTAGTACCAAGCGATGCCGCGCGAACGTCCATAGTCACCGGGGATCTTCGCGCGGATTTCTTCCGGCACGCAGACGGCCTCGGTAACGGTATCGGCGCCCATGAAGAACGCCCACGAGGACAGACCATTGTTCCAGGCGTCCGCGGTGCGGGTCCACGGATCGTAGGTGGTGCTGTCGGCGGCGCCACCGGACGGAATGAACGTCTGCTCGATGAAGCGGAACGATTCATAGCGGCCGATTTCGCCGTTGAAGATGTGCGCCAGCCCGGTCTCGGTATACTGGTGCAAGGTCTCCAGCGAGTTCTTGACGCCGCGGAAGGTGGTCACCTCCGCGATCGACACGTAGTCGTCGGCGATGTAGGGCGCGATGTTGCGCATCTTCATCGTGTCGCCGGCCGCCTTGATGTGTCCCGTTCCCAACGCGAGGTTGTTGGTGGTCGAGCACACGCCGTTGGTGTCCAGCGTGATCAGGGTTGCCGAGTTGCCGCTGGTAGGCGCGAACCGCAGCGGGGTCGACTTGAACTGCAGGTAGGCTTCGATGTCGAAATACTTGCGCGCATCGTCCTTCAAGGTCTTGTCGATGATCGACACGACTTCCTGCTTGGCGAGGTTGGTCAGCTTGCCGGTGTAGGGCACGCTGTTGCCGGCTTCGGTCACCGTCAGCGAGTGCTGCAGGATGGAGAAGCCGGTTTCGGGCATCGTCTGGTTTTCCGTCAGACGACGGCCCTGGGTGCCCACATTGCTGTAGACGTTCCAGTTGAACAGCTCGCCGCGGTTCAGGCCCTTTTCGGTGCCATCCTCGGCGTCGCAGAGCTGGCGGAACTTGGTGAGCGGCTGGACCTGACGGCGCAGCGTCTTGGACAGCTCATCGCTGTACATATAGCCGCCCTCAGATGCCACCGCCCAAACTTGGCCGGTCATAATGGTGATCCTTCTTGTGATGCCGCCGGTCAGACGACCGGCTGGCCGCGTGCGCGCCGCATGTCCTTGACGGCATCCGACCGCGACGAAGATTGTGTCGGGGCGGGAGCGTTGGGGCGCGGAGCAACAGCGCGTGACGGTTGAACAGGGATGGCCATTCGGCGTTCGGTGCGATCGACGTTGACTGAAACGCGAGCCGCATCTTTGCGTGGGGCCGGTTTTGGTGCTGACGTTGCGCCACGGAATTTGTCGAGCGTGGCCTTGGCTTTCTGCAAAACCTCGGCGGGCTTCGACACGGTGTGCCCGTGAACTCGATAGAGCCGGTGCCAGTCGGCAAGGGCCTTCGGGTCCTTCGGGATCTGCGCCTCGTCGACCCCGAGCGCCTGGATTTCCTCGCGGTAGATCTTGTAGATCGATTGCTCGATCACGTTGCTCGCGATTTCATCGTTGGCAATATCGGGGTTATCGTCCGCGAAAGCCTTGAGGTCCAACTTCGACTTGGCGAGGTCATTTCTGACCAGCCGAGTGACGTGACCCTCATTCGCCATTTGGGATGCGGCCGTATTGATGGCCTCGCCCAGCTGACGCGCAGCTTTCTCGGGGTCTCCGAACTGGATTTCCTCGACGACACTTTTCAGATCCAGCGCAGGGCGGCGCGCGGGGGCCGAATGGTCAGTCTCGTCCGGTTCGTCGTCTGCCGCGCTACGTTGACCGTCGGGGTGTTGACGGTCGGGGCCAGCACGATCGGCCCGAATGGTTTTTGCACTCTCCAACAGTTCTCGCGATTCTGCAAGATAACTGTCAGCGGCTTCCACCTTTGATGCACGCTCAAGAACCTGGGCCTCGGTCAGCACCACGTCCTTGCCGCGCACCTTGATGGTGAAGGTGCGCTCGGCCGGCGGCGCCGTCCGCTGGTCAGCCGGGGGGACGCCCGGCTCCGGCAAATCCGGGTCCGGTTCGAGTTGCTGGGCGGCGACGTCGCCGTACAGGTTCTCGTCGCGGGTCATGTCGCCGTCGAACGGCTGCTCGACGCCCGGCCGCTTGAAGCGGTTCGCCATGTCGAGCCGCCTCTGATCCTGCGGGGACATCTGGATCGGCGCCTCGCGGGGCGGATCGTCCTGGCGGCGTTCGCCGTCGCCATCGGCGTCATCGGCAGCGCCGGCCTCGATCTGGTCCTCGATCCCGGCGCCGGCGTCGCGCTCGTTGTCGCGCTCGATCTGCTCGGCGATCTGATCTTCGTTAAGCTCGGAGACGGTCAGGTTGGGTGCCATGGATGTCAGTCCTCAGTTTGCTGGATGCCCGCCTCGCGGGCTTCTTCGGGGGTCAAAATTTCGGAAAGCTCTATGCGGTCTTCCTCGGCGATCTCGCGATCCGCCTCCCTGCCGCGCGAAAGCATTTGCCGGGCGGAATCCATCATGTCGCCGTACAGCCGGATTTCCTGCTGTAGCGCCATCAGCGCGGCCTTCTCGGAAACATCGATCTCGACCATCTTGCGGATGGCGATGACGGCCTTGTTGCGCGCGTCCGCGAGCAAATAGAGCATCGGCCGCGTGCCGGTGCCCTTTTCCAGCTGCACCTTGAGGTCGATGTAGCTCTCGATCAGGAACGCGCGGGCAGCCGCGCTGATAGCGTCGTCAGTCATTGGTCTCTCATCTGCTGGAGGTCAGTCGAGAAGGTCGAGGATGTCAGCGATATCCGCCGCGTCCTGTTCGTCTTGGATATGTCGCGAGGCTTCCTCTGCCGCGCGCATCTGCATCATGATCCCGGTCAGGTCATGCGGGATTAGATCTTGGTCGACAAGCTCTGGCGCGGGCCGCGGCGGCTGGATTGGCCGCAACGCCGGCTGCGGCGGCGTCCATACCCTTGGCACAGGCTCCGGGTCCGGAGCCCGGAAGATCTTCTTGACCGGCTCGAATCCGGTTTTCTTGCGCCGATCGGATCGCTTCGGCTCATCGCCGCCGCCGCCCTGGTCGACGACGGTAGGCGCAATCTCGAACGCGACGCTTGCGGTCTGCGCCGCGTGGTTGAACCGGATCTGCTGCGGCTGGCCGAACTCGCAAAACCCGGCGAATGGGACCGAGATCGGCTCCGGCGACTCGAACAGAGCACAAAACTGCTCATCGGTAGAGACAATGCGCCGAGGCTTCTGATCGATGAATTGCGAAAACGCCAGAGCCTGGGCCGGCAGCGGCGGGGCGACAAAGCCTACACCAACCGTCGCAATCAACGCGGCGGTTAGCCCGCGCCTGACCTTCTGCTGTGTCTGACTGTCACCGCCTACAAAGGTTGGCTTTGGAGACGGTATTTCACCGAGCGCAAGGCGCCCGAGTGCATCAAACCCCAGCAACGACATAAGACTATGCCGCCGCCGCAGCCTGTGGCGCGGTTAGAATAGCATCGATGATACCCAGCAACTTCTTGTCGGCGACGCGCCAGCTCATCGAGTTGATGGCATCGACCAGAGTTGAGAAGTCGGCATCCTCAAGCGAGATAGGCTTGGTCTCTCCAGCGGCTTCCACCGCGTCGATGATGCGGATTCGGCTGCGCATCTGCGTCAGCGTCATGCCATTGGGGGCCATTCCCGCCGTTTCCTTCACCAACATGGCGACGGAAAATTCACCATCGGATTTTTGGTCGATCGTTCTCATGCTGCTTTCCTTACGCGTTGACGGATTTGATAACAATGAGCCGCAGCACGATCGCCTCAGCGAGCGCGCCAGCGGTGACGTTACGAATTGTGATCTGCGCTGTACCCGAGCCGGTAGCGCGGGCGTTGATCATATAGGCGCCGATGGTTCCTACGCTTTCGTGCTGGCAGTGGACATAATCGGTCGCCGCGATGGCGCTGTTGGTCAGCGTGAATGAGACCGCCGTATTGGCCGCCAACGAGGCGGCGTTCATCGTGACGGTGCCGTTGATCTTGTTGAAGGTGACGCCCGTGCTCTTGTCCGTCGCCTGCGCGGTCGCGGTGCCGCCCGAGCCGGTCGCGTAGCCGATCCCGGCCGTGGCGCCCTGACTCTTGATGCTGGTATTGCACAGGATGGCACCCAGGCCGGGATCCGTACCAGTACCAACACCCAAGCCCTGCTGAAGGGTCAGGGCGATGCTCAACCCGCTCCCGCTGTTTACAAAAAAGTACAACCTGCCTGTCGGCGTCGCGGTGCTTGATGTCGATGATCCCGCACTGATGACAATAGCGCGCTTTTCAGCATCGGAATACGTCGGGGAGCCAAAGCACAATCGACCAAACTCGACCGTACCAGCGGTGTCGTTCATCAATTGAATATAGCCATAGGTGTTTGACGCACCCTGGATGGCGTAACGAACTCCGTTGCCAGTGTCGCCCAAAGCGGGGACGGCGGTGATGCCTTGAAGAACATTCCCGGCGGTGTCCATACGGACCGACTCATCACCCCCGTCGACTTGGAAGATCAGGCTGCCAGCAGACTTTATGATTGGAGAAGTGAGTGACGTGTTGGCGGTGACAGGTCCACCAAAATAGCTCGCCGTCGTACCGGCGGTGTAGACCGCCCAATTGTTCGTGCCCTTGGTCAGCGAATTGACGTAGAGGCCATATTGATCGACGCACGAACCCGTTCCGGCAAAGTCAGCAACCCAAAAGGCTTTTCTTTCGGTGACTGGACCGTTGTACGTTACACCGGAGACCAGGGTCGTATCGTAACCAAGCGTTCCTGACCCATTGTAGGTCATGAAGTCTTCGATGCCGATGCGGTGCTGCCAATTGTAGATCGTGGAGACGATTATCGGCCTGATGTTGATCGAGGCGTACTGGTTGCCGATGCCAGTATTGCTCACCGCCGTAAGCTCGGTATAGAAAACCATGTCGTTGTCGTTGATCTCTGGATCAGAGATGGTGCGATCAACAAACAGCGCCGGAAGCTGGTTGCCGTTACCGGCAATCCATGTGGCCATGCCTACGGTGGTGTGGTTGCCGAGAAGAAGGCTGCCGACGACAAATAGTTTCTTGGCAATCTCGACGCCGCCGGCAAAGAGCGCAGAGGCTGTGGTGCCTGCGCCGGTCGCCTCGGTGGTATCCGTGAAGACGTTCGCGAAGTTCAGCCCTGGCAAATCTTCTTTCAGCGCAACAATCGCGACCTGCGGCACCGTCGAAAAATTGATCTTCGATCCCGCCCCACTTTGCCCGGCGGATGTTCCGGTCCCAGCAGAGTTGGCGAGAACCGTGGTGCGCGCTAGAACGCCTGCGTTGTAGACGCCTTCGCCGATCTCCCATTCAGCCAAATCCGCGCTTTCCGCGCGATATTTGTAGGGAAGGCCGTTGACCACGCCAGCCAGAGCCGGGCTGTTATACCCCGTGACAAAAGATGAGTAGGTCCAATCGGTGGTGCCGCCAGCGGTGGGCCGAAACCTGCAAACATTAAGAAAATGCGCCATCAAGCAATCTCACATCGGAATCGCGCGCGCTCCTCGAAGCGCTTCAACTTCTCCTCGAACGGATCGCAACCTTTGCCGCGACATTGTTCGCAGATGAAGCTCGGGCGATTCTTGTCCCCGCACAGGTGGCACACGTCCGGCATATCGGCGGCTGGCGCCATCGCCTTTACCTCACGCACGTTCTGACAATGCGCGCATGTGTAGGTGTCCGCCTCCCTGGCCCCGGGGCCAGGGCCGGTGATTTCGAGGAAGCCCTGCGGTTGGCGCATTATTCCTCGAAATTCACTTCTGCCAACGCTGTGTTGGCGTAGGTGGTCGACTTGGCGCGAAGCGCGATCCCGGCGAGGTTGGTCGCCGGAATGACGAGGCGCGATTTGTCATCGCGAGCGAGCCAGCGCTGCGAGTTGCGCTGGTTGAGTGCGCAGACGCCGAGCGAGACGCCGGTGGTGGGTTCGGCGGTCAGGTTGACCGTCGACACCGTGCCGGCGGCAGCATCAGCCGCATCGAGCGGGCTCGGGGTGGCGTTGGTGCCGGTGCCGAGCGTCGAAGACCGAATCAGATCCCACACGATCTCGCAGTCGGCGGCGTTAGGCACGTTGGCGGCGCCAACCTTCCACTCGTAGAGATAGGCCCGGCGCAAGGTGGCGGTCGCGGCCGAAAGGCCGACGATCGTCTTGGCGGTGGATGTGAGGGTCTGCAAGCTGCCCGCCTGCAGATTGTTAGTCGAATACTGAGCCACGGCTGTCTCTCCTGTTAATCGTCGATTTCAAAGGCGGTGGCCCGGCCCGATGCTGGGTCGCGGCCGGTGATCCGCACCTTGCGGGGCTTTTTCGGCGCCGCGGGTTCGGTTGATGCAGTGGGTCCAGCCGGCGGCTGGGTTGCGGCTGGCGGCGCGGTGGGCTCGGGCATGCCCTCCGGCATCGGGATGCTGGTCGGCTCCGCGCCCTCGGCCGGCGGCGCAGCCGCAGCGGGATCAGCCCCAGGTTCAGCACCGGCGGCTCCGGGCACCTTGCCAAGCACAGCATCGGGCACCTTGCCGTCCGGATAATCCGCGCCCGGCGCGGTGCCGGGCATGTCGATCGGCGAGCCGTCGACGTTGAGCCCCTTCGCGGCCATCTGCGCCGCCTTGAGCGCGAGGCCCTGGCTGTGGCCCATGTCCATCGCGCGCCCGACCTGATCCATGTGAGCGATCGACTTGTCGAACTCGATCTTGCTCTCGTCGATGCCCATAGCCTTGAGGTCGAGACCAATCTTTGCCGCTGCTGAGAGCGCCTTGATGATCCCGGCCTTGGCGTCCGCCTTCGCCTTGTCGGCCTGCGCGCCCTTGAGTTTGGCGCTGGCTCGCCTCTCCTCGCCCTCGGCCGCCATGGCATCCTGAGCAGCAGGATCCGGCCCCTTCGGCTCGCCCTTGCGGATGAACCGCTTGCCGCCGTCGCCGAACCCCGCACCGGCGCCGAAGGTCTCCTTCATGACGGCCTCGCCGTCGATCGTGAGTTCGCCCGAGACAAAGCGCGGATCCATCGCCATCAGCGGCATGGCCACGGTCGCTGCGGCCTGGAATTTCTGCAACCGCTGGGCCGGGTCGCCGGCGCCGAGCCCGACACTGACCCGCACCGTGATGTTGTTCTCGAGTAGCGTGTCGTCGATCTCGTTGATGCCGTGCTTCTGGAACAGCTCAGCCTTTTCGCCGGCAATGCCGAGCACGACTTCATCCGATTCGTAGAACTGTTCGAGCTTCACGATCTGGCGCACCGCGCCCTCGGCCCAAGTATTGATCCAGACGCGGAGGTCGTATTCCTGCACCGCGTTCGCAGCGCCCGCGGCCAGCTTGAGCCCGCCGAGCGTTTTGCCGAGCGCGTTGTTGTCCTGCACCGTGCCGTAATTGGCCTGCCCGGCGAGGTCATCGAAGTCGATGTCGAGTTGCTGCTTGATGGCCTGCGCCGAGGCGGGCACGTCCGGCGGGCGCTCCCAGGTCACATCGTCCTTGCCGGTGACCATGATCGAGGTGCCTTGACCGCGCCGCTTGAGCTGGTCGAGGTCGATCTGCCGGCCGCGCAGCACCTTCGTCACCGGCATGACGTTCTGCTTGAAGGCGTCCATGGTCAGGTTGCGAACGTCGTTCACTTCCTGCTGCAGCGGTTGCCAGCTTTCGACGGCAGCCTGCGGGAACACGCAGAACGCTTCCAGCGAACCGTAGCCCATCACGATCGGCCGCTCGCCGCCCTGCTCGGGATAAACCTCGGAGACCGGGGCCGGGTCGGTCAGCATCGCCTTGTCGCCGACCGAGAAGAACGTCCAATCCTCGCCCGCGGTGCGGATATAGGTCTCGTAGACCCAAATGACGTCAAACTCAGCGTTGCCGCTCGATTGCTCGAAGCGGTCGAGGCCCTGGTCGCGCGCGCGCCGGATGGCGCTGGCTTCCATCTTGGCTCCCTCGCTCGCAGAGCGCAGCGTGGCGTCGGAAACCTTCTTCCACGGCTGGCGCGGATCGCGCTGCCGGCGCTTGATCTCGTCGATGCGCATCGGCCACTTGATGATGAAGTAGGCCGAATCCTGCGCCGGGTTTGTCCAGTCGCAGCACGGGTCGATCGTGACGTTCTCCGGCGGGATCAGCGAGCTATCCGGCCGGTCCACATAGGGTTTCCAAACGTCGCGCTGACGCTCCTCGCCGTCGTCGTCGAAGGTCTCGACGCTCCTGCGCATTTCCAGCTTCCACGACTGCTTGGAAATGCAAAAGCCGGTCATGAGCGAGGTCTGCCGGGCGCCCATCACGGTCAGGAACCATGGCATCGCCGCCCGGAATCCGTTGGCGGTATCGGTGCGATAGTTCACGAGCTGCTTGATGACGGCGGCGGCACCCGCCTGCTTCGGGTCGCTCTCGTTGCCGGGCGCGCACTCGATCGGGTCCACGGTGCCGAACATCGAGGCGGACGTCGCGGCCAGATCCTTGCGAACGGCGCTGCGGGTTTTCGGGATGAACAGCTTCGAGCGGTTGCGGAAATCCGGCGTCGTGTACTTCGAGCCGGTGAAATGCTCCTGCCTATACGCCTTGTAGGCGCGCTCCCATGCGCGCTTGTTCAGTTGGTTCGAGTAAAACTCGGCCTGCGAGGTAGCCTCGGTGACCATCTTGAGAAAGTCGCCATCGCTCGGCTTCTCGAAATCGTCTTCATCCTCATCGCCGTCGTCAAAGTCCTGGCCGGCGCCGTCGACCGCGCCGGCCTCGGCGGCGTTCTCGATCTCATCGTCCTCATAGGGTCGCTCGACCGCATCCTCGCCGCGCGGATCGCCACCGCTCCTGAAGGAGCTGCCAGCCTGCGCTGCACCGCGACCGCTGAACCTGCCGGGCGCGCCGTCTTCCCCTGGTGGCGTCAATCGCTTGAGCATTTACTGTTTCACATCCCCGAAGTCGAACAGGTGGCGACTGGCTTTGGCCCTCGCGTACTCAGCCCGGTCCATCGGCCCGCGGCGCAGGCCCATGCGCTCCAGCATCGCGCCGCCGGTGTCGCGGATCAGCTTCTTGTTGAGGTCGGAGAACTGCGCGAGCCGGATGACCTGTTTCAGCGTCGGACCCATCAGGTCGGGGATGCTGAAGGCGACGATGCCCTGGCGCGACTCGCCCATCACGTACCAGTCGTAGCCCGGATAATAGTGAACCAGCACCTCGGCGATGGCTCGCGCCATGCTCATGTCGAAGCCGTCCACCTCGTCGACGGTGCCATCGAGCGGCGGAATGTACCGCTGTTCGATGGTCATGTGCTGCTTGCCGGCGGTGACGATCTCCGTTGAGGAGACGATGCTGCCTTCGTCGCCTACGGCGCCACTCACGCGAGCACCGTCGGGATCACGCGGTAGTAAACCCGGCAATTCAGCGGGCTTGTGCCGGTGATGATTTCGCCGACCAGCAGGCCGAGCACGATCGCGGCGGCGGCAGGCGTGATCGAGTTCACCCCGGAGGCGGCGCTGTAGGCCGGCGCATACCGGGTCTGCACGGTCGCCTGATCGAGGAAGCCCGTTGTCTCGACCGTCGCGAGCGGCGCGGCGACGTCGGTGTAACCAACGGCCAGATCCTCTCCGGTGGCGACGCCAGCGTAGGCCGTGCCCGCGGGCTTCGAGATGACGATGCCCTCGAACACATTCATCAGGCCCGCAGCCGGCGCCGCCACCAGGGTCTTGGGCGTGGCGAACAGCGCGAGCAGCTCGGCCGAGGAGACTACGACGTCCACGAACACCACCGGCGCGGCCACAGCAGCTACCGCAGCAGCAGCGGCGTCGGCCGCATAAAGCTCGGTCATCATGGTGTTGATGTCGTCGACCAGCTTTTTCGGGCTGTGACCGCGCTCGACCGAATCGCCGGTGTTAAATTCCTGCGAATGGTAGGTTGGTCCGACAAGGGTGATTTGTGACATCGAGTGTCCTCAGCGAATGTTGGGAACGTCGGATGACGCGCCCTGGTTGGCGGGGTTGCCGGTGAAGGTGCGGCCGGTGAACTCGTAGAACGGCTCCTTGCGGCGCAGCGCCTCGAAGTCGGGCTCGGCGCGCAGCACCTGAGTTTTGTAGGGAATCTCCAAGGTCTTGACCCTGGGCGGAACGAAAGGCGGCACGGCTTACCTCATGCGTCGGGATGAGCCTTCATCTCCGCGTTGACCGACTCGAACGGCACAGGCTTCAAGGGCTCCATGTCGTAGATCCGGCTCACAGCGTCGGTGAGGTCATCGTGCGGGGCGAACGGATGGAAGCGCAGTTCCTCCATAAGAACGCGCGTTAGATCGTACATATCGCCATCTTCATTGACGCGCTTGAGCGCGGTGACGATGCGATATTTTTGGTGCGTGGCTTCGCAGAACCTCTGCTTGTTCGTCATGCCCTGCTGCGGGCGATAGACGATGGTTCCGACCGGCGGATTGTCCTTGGCGCCAGCATCTTCCAGGCGCTTGAAATCTTCGTCGGACCAAACGTCCCACAGGGCTTGGTTACCGATGCCGCCACCATATTCCGGGTGGTAGACCGTCGCCGGCATATAGAAGACACCGCGGTTAAAGTCGGGCTCCAATCGCTGGATGCGATCGTTCTTGGAGTGCTGTCCCTCGCGCGGAGTGTTCAACTCCTCGATCTCGAAGTGATTGCCCTCGCGGGCCATGTTCTCCTCGATCACTTCGAGGTCGGACTGCATGCCGTACTGCTCGTAGCCTACGCGCACCATCTGCACGCCAGCGTGGTTTTCCCACTTCTTCTTGAGCTGCTTGATCAGCTCCCAGCGGCGGGACAACTTCATGCGATGGCAGTAACCATCCAGCAGATATTTGTTGCCGCCGACGTCGATCCCGACCACCGCGATGGCGGTGCGATCCGACCGCTTTGATTTGCCCTTCGACGGGTCGATCATGATGTAGACGTTCAGGATCGACGGGATCACGTCGTAATGCCTGAACTGCTTGGTGTCGAAGGTCGACTCGTTGCCCGCGATCGGGTTGAGCAACATCTGCGCGTTGACGGTCGAACGCTGCGCCAGTTTGACGCCGGCCCATTTCTCGTCGGTCAGCAGCACCGGCTTGCCCTTGAGCGTGCCATCCTCGGTCGCCGGGTAGCGGCGCTCCTTGAGCACCTTGCGTTCGAGCAGCACGCCGTAGGTGTCAGCGAACGAATAGCGCGTGCCCCAATGCCACTTGCGGGTCGGAGCGTGCGTCGGGCCGAGCGAGTCCGACAACTCCCACCGCTGCGTGACCTTCTTGATCATGTCGGGGTTGTCGATCATCGTCTCGGTGACAAGATCGTCATAGTTCAGCAAGCCATAATGCTTGCCGGTTCGCATGCCGTCGATGACGCCGAACGCCTCGATGGTGGCTTCTTTCGGGTTCGACTTGCGCTTGACCACGATCCCCGTGGTGCGAGACCAGCGCGCGGCTTCCTTCTTCGGCTCCTGCCAGAACACATCGGAGTGGATGCGTTTCAGGTCCTCGTTATTCTCCAGCTCCTGCTGGATCTGCACCAAGAACGGCTGGGCGATGGCGTTTGTGCACGACATGATAGCGATGGTGATCTCGGGATCAATGATGATCTCCTGGATACACCCTGAGAACGTGCCGATGGACGACTTGTAGTGATACCGCGCCCACAGATCGAGGTGACCGTCGGTGCTCTTTTCCACCTCGCGGCACCGCTCGAACAGCCACGGATGGATCGCATCGAGGCGTTTGCAGGTCTGCGTCAGCAGATAGTAGCGGTCGTTGGCGTTGAGCAGCGCCTTGTCGTAGTCGGACAGGTAGTTCTCGCATTCGAGGTAGAAGTCCATCGTCCCATCGAAGTCGAGATACCGCAGCTCTCGCTGGATATATTCAGCGAGGTCCGGGTTTGCCCTGGGTAGGTACCGCGTGCCTTTAAGTTCGCGGGCCACGGCGGAATAGCTTCGTCCAGCTCAGCTTGAACTGGCCGCACCAAGCCTCCCGCTTCATCGCGGGCCGAAGCCACTGGATCTCGGTGACAAGCTGATTCTCAACCACCTTGGAGACCGGGACCGGCGCGGGCGGGATCAACGCGCACAACACAAACGCAGTGCCCGCAGGATCAGTGTCGTCGATTCCGTGCTGGCAGCGGTCGCACCTCTTCATGCGACGGCCTCACGCAGCATCCGGAGCTTCAAGGACAACGCGCTCGGCGGGTTGACCTTGCCCTCGATCACGCGGGCGTCGTCGCCGTTGCCAGCGTTTGGCGCCTCGACCTTGACGGCAACCGGCCCTCCGGAGGTCGCGGCCTCGTTGACCTCCTTGATGAAGGACCCGGTATCTTTCGGGATCAGCACCATGACGTGGGCGCGGCGCGTGGCCTCCTCGGTCAGCACGATGTTCATGACCAGCCGCGCGCGCTCCTGAATTTCCAGCAGCCTGTCTTTCGACTCCGGCTCCAGCGCCTTGATGCGCGCCTCGATGCGGGCATAGTCCGCGTCCTGCAGCTTGCCGCCGGTCACGGCGCCCTCGATGCCGCCGGCCTCCGCGATCATGTCGGCCTCTTTGACGGTCTCCTTCGGGACCGCCTTCAACGCGGCCGTGATGGCCTTGTTGACGGCGCGGACCTCGCCCTTCTCGGCCAGCGGCTTAGCTCCCGGCGCGGCATCCTCGCGCCACTCGTTCTTGACCCATCGGGCGATCGTGCGGAACGAGATGTCGAAGCCGCGCGCCACCAGCAGATTGCGGACCTTGCGGGTGCTCGGCTTCGGGTGGGCGTCCCACACGGCGCGGACCTGTTCACGGGTCGGCTTGCCCTGGGGCTCGAATTTGGCTGGGTCGATGGTCACGCTGGAACTCCGAACTGGCTGAAGTCCGGGGCGCTCGAAGCGGCCGGCGCGGACGTGTTAAGATTTGCGACCTCGGATGAGGCCGGTGAAAAGTCATGGGCCGCCGGGTTCCCGACGTTTAAGCTGCGATCTTCGCCACCCATATCGACCGGCTCGCCCATCTTGGCGAAGTCGATCAGCCCCAGGTCGGGCGCGGCGCCGCCGAACTTGGCCTGCCGCTTGTCGATGTCGGTCAGAATACTCGAGTTGAGCCTGCCGACGGTCCCGGCCTTGGCGAAATGCGGATTGATCGACATTTCGTAAGGCGTGAACACCTGATCGACCGGGGTGTTCGGGTCCATCTTGAGCATGCGACCGGCGCGGACGCCGCCGAAATGGTGGCCCAGGTAGCCCTCGGAGCCGGTCACGTCGCGGCCGAGCTTGCCGGCCATCTCCTTCTTCACCTCGCCGAAGAACGCGCCCCAGCCCTTGGTCTGCTGGTAGGGATCGTCGGAATCGCCGATGCCGTGCTTGGCGCGGTGGTCGCCGCGCATCTGGTACATACCGCGGATCGTCTTCGAGTTGCGTGCCCGGGGATCGAAGTTGCTCTCGCGCTCGGCGATCGCCAGCGCCAACGCGGGCTCGATGCCGTGCTCGGCCGCCGCCCGCTCGATCGCTGCGCGGGTGGCGGCGTCGAGCTTGGCCATTGTCAGATCTTGAAGCCGTGCAGCACTACGGCGGCGTTGGTGTTGCCGGCGCCGAGGGCGGGCAGCGTCAGCACGATGTCCGTACCAGCCGCAGCGGCAGGGATAGGCTGCGGGAACTGCACGACAAGCGGGCTCGCCATCGCCGTCGCGCCAGCCGGAACGCCGAAGATGAAACTCATGGTCCCGCCGATCACGCCAGCCAGGGTGGCCACCACGATCGCGGCGCCGGTGGCCCCGGCCGCGGTGATCTCGAATCCGGTGACATAGGCCAACTCGGGAGCGGTGACGTCGAGCGTGGCGGCGGCCGAGTTGTTGGCAATATTGCCGCTGGACGCGTTCATGATCGTAGCGCCGGCCGGGATCGGCGACGCTGCGCCGTCGGCGCGCAGGAACTGCGCCGCGCCATTGGCGTCCGCGCCCATCACGAGCTGGCCAGCAGCGGCCTTCATTCCAACCTCGGCCATGGCCGCATTCCTTCTGTTTAAGTGAAAACCGCCCCTATACGGCGTCCCGGCCGAGCGCGGGCTCGGTGGAGCGGTAGCGGTGACGTGCGCCAGACATGGAAACGGCCCCGGGTACATCCGCCGGGGCCGTTCCACCTTCTTCCATCGCACGGTGTATCAACGGGGGACCGCGGGGACGAACGCAACAAACCCACAGCCCCAAACTGGTCCCCGCCTCGGCAGACCGGCAAAACGTGAGACCGGTGGCTCTCGCCATGCCTCCCACAGGCACGGTCCGCCGAGGCAGAAATGGTTGGCCGGGCTTTACTCCGGCCGGGAGGCATGCCGTCCTCCTTCGATGCAACAGAGGACTTGTGGGTGTTTTCAGGTCTATCGACCTCCCACCAGACGAAGCGAATCGCCGCCCTTGGTTAAGTGGGACCCTGCCGTGTCATCGCTGTGCCGTCAATCGCCTTGTGGCACAGGCACAATCAGCGGGTTTTGTTGTCCACACGTTTTGCCGGTTCACTCGGCGGCGTCCAGAGCCACATCCCCATTGATTTATCGAAGGTATAGACCCCGAACACATAGCCCGGCGCGCCGCGCTGAACGCCTGGATACACCTTCTTCGAGAACTCCTCGATCGGCACAAGGTAGGTCGGTTCGTGGTGCGCGAGGTGCTTCTTGTGCCACGGCCCGTCGTCACACTCGCCGTAGCTCATCGGGACGCCCATCAGGCCCCCTTCGCATCGGCGTCGGCGATAGCCTTGTCATAGGCGGCCAGCACCTCCTCGACGGTGCGGCCGTCCGCGTCATTCCAGTCGGCGATGACGCCGCTCTCGATGCCGTTGGCCGCCTCAAAAAACCGGCAAGCTCGTTCTGTTTCCTCGTAAGACCAATTAACAGGGGCCATCGCGGTGGCCGCACAGCGCTTCATGCTATGCAGCTGAAACACGTTCTCGTCGCCCTGGACCCAGCCCAAAGTCTTGATGTGCTCCTTACCCGCGCGCAGGATGTCTGCCAGTTTCATCAGTCCCGGTCCTCCTTCATGAGCCGGTCGATCTCGGCGTTGCTGACCTTGGTGGCGCGCGCCAATTTGGTGGCCGAGACCGAATCCATCATGCTGGCGCGATCGATGTCGGCAGGCGACGCCAGAAACACCGTGCCCTCGTTGGTCCGGAAGGTTGGCACCACGCCCTCGACGGGCTTCGCGCCGCTGTCCAGCATGGCCTGCTGCAGCGACGATTCCTCCGGCGGGCTGTCCGGAAACATGGGTGTGACGGGGCCGAGCTTGGCGGGCTCATCCTGCTTCGGTGGACCCAAGCACCCCTGCACGTAGCAGAAATTCGGATTCGGGCACCTTGGGCATGGGGTTACCCCGTTCGTCACGTCGGTCACTCCAGCCTCCGTTGCTGCTTCGGGATCGGCGGCGCCGGTGGCGCCGTCCACGGCTTGATGCCGAACACATGGCCCTGCCCTTCCAGGGACAGGAGCGGGATGATCGGGCCGCCGGGCGTCTTACGCGTGCACCAGCTGTGCTGTACCAGCGGCAGGCCGTCGACCCTCAGATAGTCGACGACGCAGCGAAAGATAGGCTCGGTTCCACCCTCGCCGACGGTCTGCGCCGAGGTAGCCGCAACCCCAGCCACAGACCCAGCCAGCAGCCAGCCGACGGCTACGATACGGCTAAGACGACGCATCTACCGACCTCAAGGCGGCGGGGTGAACCTGCATCCCGATCATATCGCCGGTCCAAGCCGCCCTGGCGGCGACGCGGGCGGCGGACTCCTTGCTCAAGGCCGCTCGCCTCGTCGGGAAGATCATCGGCACGTCAGCGGCCACGCCGTTCTCGTGGCGCAGCTGGCCGAGGGCGATCTGTCTGCGGCGCCGATCGCATTCCCGCTTCCCGTTGCCATGGAAGTATGTGGTGACGCGCGGCTGCAGCGGCTCGTAGCGCGGCTCGGCTTTCATCGGCCGCCTCGGGTCTCGCGGGTTGCCGTCGCGGGCGACCGCAGGAGATTCACGGCGTAGATTCACGGCACCAAGCGCCGCAACTGCGGCTGCAGCTGACATCATCACATGGCCGATGCTTCTAAAACCCCTCATGTCGTCTTCGCCTTCCTTGGTTTGCGTTTGGCCGCGACGGCCTTCCTGGCCGCCACAGCTTCGGGTGATTTGTCGACCGGCGCGCGTGTGCGGCCGGCGTTGGCGTTCCCTTTGGGGGCTCCCGCATAGGGAATCAGCTTGCGGGTTTTAGATGGGAGCGGCCCCAGGTCCATATCGCCGACTGTCGCTTGGCTATTACCGTAGCGGGCCTCGCGCTTGGCGCGGAGCATGTCAGCCTTCGGGGTTGGATCCTTGCTCAAGGCTGTCCTCCTTGGTCTCGCGACGAAAGCGGTGGGCACCCGGCGTCCGTCATAATCTGATCGCAGTCATCGACCGTCACGACACTCCCGCCGTAATCGAGCGAATCAATCAGTGGGTCAGCGTCCACGTCCGAATAGGTGCAGCCGTAACGCTCGTTAAAGGCTTCCGTTAGTTCGCCCTGGACCTTGCTGGCCTCCACGGCGATCCGACATGCGCGCTTCAGAAGCCGATTTGTCAGCTTCGGCATCACTTGCCCTCCTGCAAAAGCACCGCGTTGGACGCGCTCGCCGGCGGCTTCCAATCGTCGTGGATCGCGTGCGCCAGCACCGTCAGCTTCGACCAATGCCCATCGAACAGCTCGGTCAGCACGCCGGGCGTGGTGTAGATCCCGCCACGGCAGAGGAGTGCGGCCAGCTCCTCGGCCGCCTGCGCTTTGGTCCTTGGTGGGTGATTCCCTCCAATTCCAGTAACCATCAGCGTCGCTCCTTGACCCCGAACGCATCGGCCAGCGCCTGCAGCACTGCGGCGACGTTCTTGCGGTACTGAGCCGGCGGCTCGATGTCGGACAGGCACAGATCATCAATGATGTTCTTGGCCTCGTTGCGGCCGGTGGTGCTGCTGGAGAAGGCCGCCAGCATCTTCTGCGCCTTGTCGTACTCCTTGCGGGCTTTCTTGGCCTCCCGCTCGTAGTCGTTGATCGTGCCGCGGTTGAGGTGGCGCTGGATCTCCTGATCGTCACCGGCGCGCGGCTTGTCGATGTCCTGCGCCCTGGCCGAGCGTGTGGCGTTGGCGACGTGGTATCGCTCGAAGGTACGAACGATCGTGGCGTAGCGACGCGCCGCCATGCCCTGGGCGACCGTCAGGTGTTTGAAATAGACCAGTCGTGACACCGGCGATGTCAGCCTTGAGTTGGCAGCCATCAGCGCGATGGCTTGGTCGATTTTGTCGGGCGGCAACCGCCGCGCCTCGGCCATCGCTTCGTCAATGCTGGCGGTGAGCCGCTTCCACCGGACGTTCTCGCCGCCGCGCCTGTTCTTCGCCCGCGTCTGTCCACTGCCGCGCGATGGTTTGACGGCAGAGATCGACTTGATTGGTGTGTTCACTTGGATGGCCCCTGCACTTTGCAACATTGATCTGGTGTCCGGCTGGATGGTGAAACGAGACGCGGTAGGCAACTGCCGGCGGCGCGATGGTCAGCGCCGCCGGGTATTCGATCAGCCCGTGCTGCCGTGGCGCTTGCCCATGGGCCGCTCTCGCTCCGCGATGATCTGCCGCAACACATCAGCGGAGGGCTGAGGCTCTTTGCGGCCCTTCGAGGTGTAGCCGGCGGCGTTGAGCGCGTCGACGATGCGGATCGCGGTGAACGACGACATGCTCCAGACTAAATCCTTCGGAAGGCCGCCATAGAGGCGTTGCGCCATCTCGATCTCGGCGATGAAGCCGCAGACGACGGCATCAGCCATCTTCCGCTGGATGTCGACCAGCCGCTTGGTGTGGGCGGTGTCCTGCGCCGACTCTCCCTCGTAGCGGGCCTGCGCCTGGATGATGCGCAGTTTGGCCTGCACCTTGTCGGTGCCGCCCTTCGAGCGGGCGAGCTTCACCAGTTCATCGGCCAGCTTGGCGTCGGCGCCGCCGACGATCTCGCCGTGGCCGGGAGATTCGCCGCTCGTGTTGGCGGCGACGTTGCGCATATCCAGCGCCTGCGCACCGGCGGGGCCGTGGCCGATAGCCGATTTGACTGCCTGGATTGCTTGGGCGCGGGGTGACATCGCGGGCGGCCTGTCGTCGCCGGTGGTGTTGATCGCAAACGCATGCGGCGAGACGCCGAGCTTCTTCGCGTTCTTGCGGCGGGTCTCCCAGCCTTTCGAGTATTTGGTCTTCTTCGGCTTCTTCATGGTGGTCTCCTGGGTGTTGACGCTATCCGGAATGGACGGCGCTGGGTGATTCGAGTTCGCTCAACAAGTCGGCGAGCGCCAGCCGGATGTCACGCACCACCGGCGTTGCGCTCGCCGCCGGGTAGCTGGCGATGAACCTGTCGGCCCGCTTGATGGCGAGCTTCGCGTCGGTCATGCGGCTGTGCGCCTTGGATGACAGTCTCGTCGCGGCATCGACCATCACACGGTCTCCTTGGCTGCTCGCATGCCCGTGGCAGGGTCGATCCCGTGCTTGAGGATAATGCTTTGCGGGACCTTACAGCCGGGCTGGCCGGGTTCAGGGCCAAGACCACGGGGCCACTGCATGCCCTTCGCGAAGATCTTCACTGCCGCGTCGAAGTCCGCCGCCTGCTGCTCCACAACCTCTGCCGGCGTTTTGTTGTTGACCTCGATGCGCGCGGGCGCCTTCTTCGCCTGCTTGGCCCGGTGATCCTTGAACCGGATCCACCACGTCGAGAACGCCGCGTTCCAGTTTGCGGAGAACCCGCCCTCGGACAGGTTGCGATTCACGAATGTCGTGACCTCGCGCTCGAGCTCCTCCTGGGTGGATTCTTCGAGATATAGCACGATGGCTTGATCGCTCGGTCGCCAGTTCGGCGGGATCGGGTTGCCGATCGGCTCCTGTTCCGGCGGTTCTAGCCCTTCCTCAAAATCAGTTTCGACCGGCGCAGCCGTAGAGAGAGAGTCTTCTTTGTTAAGTGTAGAATGTGCTGGCCCACGGCTGGGTGCGCGGCTGGCCGCCGGCTGGGCTTGTGGCTGGGTCGCCGGCTGGGCCGCCGGCTGGGCTGCGGCTGTAGCGTCGGGTTTTGCGGGCGTTTCAGCCGCTTTTCCGGCTCGCTGCGCTGCACGCGCCTTCCCCCCTGCGACCGCGAGGGCCTTAGCCGCAGCCAGCCGACGGCTACTCTCGGCTAGCTCGCGCTCGATCCGCTTGTGGAACCAGTGACCGTCGCGCACGTCGAAGTGCGGTTCGAGCACCCGACGGTGCTTCTTCCACGCCTCCTCAGGCAACTTGCAGACGGCCGCCAGCACGAAATCATCATCCGGGCAGGGCTCGGCGTTGGCGTAATAGTCGAGCATCAGCAGCAGGTAGCAGCCGTGGGATTCGGCGCCGAGCTTCATGGTGTCGGTCACATACTCGGCGATGTTGAACGCGAACCAGGGCAACGGCTGGTGTTTGATGTGCTCGCCGGTCATGCCGTCTCCTCACATTGGAATAGATCGCCGCTGGCGCGCTGGGCGCGGCGGCGGGCCTTGATGCCGGCGGCGCGCACCGGCGCGTCGTAGCGGTTGTGACAGCCCTGGCAGCCGTGCAGCAGGTTCTCGTCGCGGCAATCGGCCGGGTCGTGGTTCAGGTGCATCACGGTGAGCACGATCTTGACCACGTTCTCGCCATCAACGAGATCGGCGACCTCGGCGCGCATGTCGAGACCTGATTCATCCTTGGCAAGCTGCGTCCAGTGGCCGCTGCGTTTGTCGTGGTAGCCGAACTCGCCGTTGATGCGCTGGCAGCGAGAGCCGATGCCGTGCGCAGGGTGGCTGTGGATCTGGCCACACTGCCCGGTGCATTCGCAGCGGTTGCCGGAGCGGGCGCGAATCCGCGGCACCACAACGGTTTTCCATTCCTTCGGGTAGCGGGCGGCGTTCTCAGGGCGAATCGGCATGGCTAATCCGGCACCTTCTTATTGAGCCAGTTACGCATGGCTCTAGCGCGCTGGCGCGCATGCGCCACCTTGTCGGCCGGCGATCCTGCTGCTTCGGCAAGGTCTGCCCACATGCTGACGAGGTAGGCCGAGAATACATCCTGGCCACGTAGGGTGAATCGCGGCTCGGCATCCGTCATCTTGGCGAGCATTTCTTGGTCTGATGTATCTTTCATGTTGGCAACCTTGCTGGAGGACAAGGCGGGCGGCGCGGACGCCGCCCGTAGTTTGGAGGTCGCGCTTGTTGGCGGAAGAACCGCGCCTTCTGACTACGCTGGTTTACCGTACAGCGTGGTCAGCCCAACCATTCCGGCGACTTCGCCGACGATGCGGTGAAACTCATTCTGCCGGGCTTCCTCGGGGCGCTGCAGCTTGAGGCCGAGCTTGAGAACGCCTTCGGTGCTGCTCTTGCGCAGGAAGGCGGTCATCTGCACGGCGGCCTCGCCGAAATACACCGGGATCATCAGCTGGAACGACTGCGGCACCACGAGGCCGCGCTTGGTGGTGATGTCGTCGCCCTTCTGCATCTCGATGTAGTTGTAGTCGCCATTGCGCACCGAACTGGTGGCACCGTAGGATCCCTTCAACTGCATCTCGCGACACAGTTCGAGCAGGGTGGTCGGCGCGTCCTCGATCGGCGCGCCATGGGCGTCACGAGCCGGCGGGAGCGGTAGGACGTCCATCGCATTTTCTTCGAGGTAGGTGGCGAAGTCCACATGGCTCATGAGCCGGCCGTCAACGCCGGTCCACGTCTGCCATTCAACCGAGAACGGCAGCGTCAGCGCGGCGGTGTGCTTGGTGTGGCTGGCCTTCGGCTCGACCGCTTCGGTCGCCTCGGTGTGATAGTCGACAATGCCGAGGATGCGGTTGGCCGCGATGTCGGCGAAGATCACACTGTCGTTGTTCTTGAAGCGGTTCATGTAGTCGCACATGGACATGAGCGTCTGCAGCTGCACGGCCTGGGTGATGTGCTTGGGCAGGAACGGCGCCTGTTCGTTCGGGCGCGGCTGAATCTCGTCGGTAGACCAGCCATCGCAGCCATCCGGCTTGGCGATGAACTGGCGGTTGTTCGGGCCTTCGATGATGAACGGGCGCTGCTTGGCTTGGTCGGCAGCGCGAACAAGATTGGTGACGTCGGTGGTCTCGGACATGGGTGCTTCCCTTATGATGGACATGGATGGTTAAGATGGATGGAGCCTCAGGGATGGATTTGAACCACCGACCTCTCGGGTTACAACCCAAGCACTCTACCAGACTGAGCTACCCTCGGCGTAAGATTTCGGCCCCGCGCACATGGTACGCGAGGCCGGTATTCGGTGGATGGTCAGCCGCGGCCGACCTCGCTCAAAGCCTTCTCGCCGGCAGCGATGCTGCGGACGCCTTCGCGCTCGCGTTCGGCCAGCAGGTCGAGCTGCGCCGGGTCTTCCTTGGTGAGCCGGCCATCCGGCGCCACGAAGAAGATACCCTCGCTGAAACCCTTCTCGGGAGCCTTGAACTTGACGGACGGCTGCATTTTGATGATGCGATCGTCGGTCTTGTCGGGCGTGATGTCGATGGTGAGGGTCACGGACCCCTTCTTGCCGGTGGCGCGGACAGCGCGGACAACTTCGTCCAATCGCTTGGAGGCTTCATGGAGGGCATAGCCCCCGCGAAGCTGACCAAGGATGTCAGTAATGGCCTGGGCCATGGGGATGGTCTCCTGATGGTTGGAAGGATGGTAACCATGGCACAGTCAAGCGATTCGTGACACAGTTTTGGTGGGTTACCCCCGTCAATTTCCGGGGAAGGTCAGATAGTCCTGCGGCGTCACATCGGGCCGTCGGTCATGCACCCACCCATCCACGCGCGGCGGACAGAGGGCCTTGATGTCGATGTCCTCGGCCCTCAGCATATTCCACTCGCTATAGCAGCGGTAGGCCACAGGGAGGTCCTGCGGCTTGGTTTGTAGGAAGGCAATCAGACCCGCGACGGTCACGGCCTGCCTGCCTTGCCGCAGTAGCCTTTGGCTGGCTTCGCGGGCATCTCCCTCGACCACGATGATCCGGTGTTGTCCCCTTCAAGGAATGTCCACCCCTCACCATGCGTTGGTGGTTTGTCGCTGTGGGTGGTGCAGACGTCTTTAAATGCGGGCTCGGCTTTTAGAATCTCCCGCCACGCCATGCAGGCCGAGCCGATGCAGTGCGTTGGCGAGGTTTGGATGGCGTAGGCACCGCCAGCGCCGAACGCGTTGATGGTGCGGCCGTCCTGAGACAGTGGCGGCCCGAAACTCTCCTGGCACCGCTTGGTCTTGGCTTCCTCCTCGGTGACGATCACAGGCCCTCTCCTTCGGTGATGTCGGGGATCTGGATGCAGGCGATGCGGGTGCCGCTATCTTCTGCCGCATGTTTGTCAGCCTCATCCTTTGTGTCGAACAGCGTGGGGTTCATTGCTCGGCCACCACCATCCACCGCCCATACATTGAGCCAACCGCCCTTGATGGTGCGCTTGGGCTGAGAACCATCGGGCTCGATGCAGAAGAAATCGTCGTGACGCTTCCTGATTTTCTCCACGATCTGCATCACAGCGCCGATCCGCGCGTGGGCGCCATCGGCCTTGTGGCCAAGGTTTGTCATGCGGCGGTCCACACCATCGAGGCGGGCATTGACCCCGTTTACGCCGGTTAGGGCGCTCTCATAACTCTGCATCCGCTTGTAGATGTTGATGGTGTCGATCCACACGCGGGCGTCCTCCAAGGCTTCGAGGCGCGCGACAATCGCGGCGCGGCCGGTGTGAGCGGCGAGGGCGGTGAGCCGCTTGTCCAACTCGTCGATAATGCCGCTGAGGCGGTCGAGGCGAGCGTCGGTGGCCTGCAGGTTTTCGACGGCCGACGAACGCAGGCTGTCGATGGTGCGGCCTGCGACGTCCAGCGACTTGCCCTGAGCGGTAAGGCGCTGAGTCAATTCGTTGATGCGGCCGTCGGTCGCGGCGACGTCGAGGGCCTGGGTCTCGGACAGCTTGGCGATGGCGCCGTCCTGCCTGTCGAGCCGGCCGATCAGCCCGCGGCGACCTTGCTCCATCTCGTGACGGATGCGCTTGGCCTCGTCGGGAGTTTCGAGCCACCACACTCGTTTGCCTTCTGGCTCGACGGCACCGGGCATCAGGTCGAGATCGCAGTCGGTGACGCCGGGCGGGTTCATGCGGCCGTCAGGTTGCCAGCAAACCTTGGTGCGGCCCTGTTTGAACTCAACCCAGCCCTCAAGAGCCCTGTCGTCTCGGATGTTTATGACACAGGCCGGCAGATCATTCCGCGTGCGGTAGGTCTTGCCGGCCTCGAAGATCGGCGCGGGCGGCGGGTCACGGTCGATCGCGGGGTGGATGTCTAGGATGGCGAACTTTGTGACGAAGCCGCTTGGTCCCTCCTGCTGCTGGCCTTCCACGTTCGTAACTATCATGCCGTAGGGCACGCTAACGCGGACGTCGAGGATCTGATCGGGCGGGGAATCGGCGTGTTCACGCCTAGGCCGATTGCAGACGTTGCACAGGCGGTCGGTGTCTCGGGGCACAAACTGATGGTCAGTCTTCATGATGGTTTCTCCGGTTTGCCTTCTGAGGCGGATTCGTAGGACAGGCCCATGATGGACAGCGGGCCTGCGCCGGTCGATTGATCAAAGGCGGTGAAGTCGACTGCAGACCGAATGCCCAAATCATGCCACGCATCGCGCGTGCGCCTCATGGCGATGCCCCACGCGATTTTATTGGAGTCAGCGACCTGCTCCCAAGATGAACATTGCTCGGCGAGTGTGCAAGCTTGGGCGGCATCAACCTTGGTGCCGAACACGGCGATGCCGTAGCCTGTGCGCAGATGGGTCACCACCGTCAGAATGTTAGTGTGATCGGGCGCAGCCGCGAACGGGCGCCAGATATCGAAGGTCTGTTGCCACAGGCCAAAGGCACCGCGTACCACGCCGAACACAAACACAGCGCGCTCGCCTTCTTCGGCCTTATTGGTGATGTGCGCAAAGCGGCATGGCGACCAACCATCGAGACGCAGGCTCTCGAACTCCTTGGACCATGCCTCCCAGGTCCAGACGTCGGGCGGCTTGATGCCGGGGCGCGTGTCGACCGCGCCGCTCTCGATGCGCACGGCGGGCTCGTAGGGCTCGGTGTAGCCACGAAGAAGCTCGGCACCAGTGACGAGTTTCAACGGCTGTCCGCCATAGAGGCGCTGTGCGGCCTCCTCGACGCGATCGAGCGCGGCGGGTGTGAGCTGCGCCTGTTGGCCCCACATGGAGTTGGTGATCGGTATTTCGGGGGGCACCGAGGTAGCGGGCCGTCCGAAATAACGAACCAGCGCCCTTCCTATTGAGCCGAATTTCATGCTGCACCTGCTATTTGACGGAATTGCCGCTCAATCTCGGCTTTGAACGACGGATGGGCGACGATGCCGTTCGGCGTGCGCCACATGCACGGCACCATTCTGAACTCGGCTCCATGGCGCTTGATGAGCTTCTTGCGGATCCTGGCCGAGCGATGGCGCGACGCGGGGAACAGCCGCTCGGCGGTCGCTTCGAGCGCGTACAGGCTGTAGGTGATCTGGATCATCGTTTGGTCCTCGGCGGGTAAGTCAGCACGCGATACCAAGCGTAGGCTCCACACGCCATGCAGATGATGCCGCTGATGCCCACGACAGCGGCGAGAAGATAGTTGCCAATCATTCTTGGCTCCCGTGCATGATGTCGTCGATGCGGTCCGGTCGCTCCCATCGCCGGGCGATGAACGCGAATGCGATCACCACCACGCCGGCGTAGATCAGGAAGATGGCGATGTGCTTCATCGCATCCGCTCCGGGATGCCAACCTGCGACGCCCACACACGCCCGAGCACGAGCGCGGCGCACAGATACCAATGACCGCCGGTGGCGACAAACCGGACGACTGCATATCCAATGAGGACCGCGCCGATACCATCAACGATCGCGCAGGACAGCTTCACCCTGGTCGCGTGGGTCAGCAGCGGTCCGTCTCCAGGGTGCGTCATGGCTCGACCTTCGGCGCAGGCAGCGGCATCCAATATTTCGGGAAGCACATGCCGCGCTGATTGCGCCAGCGCAGGATCCGCCGTTCAGGGTGACGTGGTTTAGTGGTGTAATAAGCCTCACCCTCGCAAACCTCTGGCGGATTGCCGGGATGTCCGGACGGAATCTGCAATAAACACTTGAAGCGGTAGTAGCTCGGCACATTGTCCCACGGCTCGACCGGCGCGGTGTCGATCGGTTGCCACGTCGGGAAGCCGGCGAGGCCCCAGCCCTCTTGGAGTCGCTCGATCTCGTCGAGCGCGGCCTTGACGGCGCCGCTCGCGGCCTCGCCCCAATTGTTGGAATCGTCGAATAGGCCGGGCGGTAGGACGGCCCCGGTCTTGGCGTCGCGCATCCATTCCAGGCGCCTGCGGTTGATCTCGTCCATCACGATTCTCCCAGCTCGGCGCGCGCCTTCTCACACAGCGCCAGCACGATGGCCTTCTGGTTGGCGATGGCGAGGGCGGTTTCGGACGTGATCATCAGTTTCCTCCCATAAGCATGCCGAGCCCAACCGGCGCCCAGGCGTAAATGGCGCCAGCGATGCAGCAAGCGATCACGGCGAGGCCGAACAGGAGGGTCCTCATGGCCGCTCCTTGAGGCTCGACTTGCGGATTGTGAAGGTTGGGTAGCCGCCCTCGGGGTCGAGGGTGACGCTGACGTGCTCGATGCCGGTGATGCGGGTGTCGTCGCCCGCCAACCCGTAGTCGTAACCCTTCGGGTCGTAGACGATGGTCCCGGCAGGGTGTCCGTCGCAGTTTGTGTCGCCATCGGTGATTTCCCAACTCTTGCGCGTGCCCATCAGGTTGCCCTCCCCGCTTCGATCGCCCTGGCCGGATCGAGCTCGTTCGCCACCATCTCGAGCAGCGACACCACCTCGGCGGCCGTCCGGCCCTCGGCGGCGTTGAACCCGACCAGCGGGTGGACGTGGTTCGTCCCGCCCCTGCGGCCCACCATCAGGCCCGCGGCGGTATCGGCCAGCTTCGTCCACATGACGTTGGCTCCCTGAACTGGGTGGCGCGCCAGCACCGCGGCGACCGCCCCATAGGCCGAGAACCGGGCCGCAGCCGGGTTCACGCCAGCCCTGGACGTCCCGCCGCCGGTCCCGACGTAAAGCTGCACCGGGTCGCCAGCCGCGTCCCGGGCAGGCTCAGCGCCATCGCTCCAGCCCGCGGCGACCAGCTTCGCCGCCATGCGCAACACCTCGTGTGCCAACACTGTGCCTCTCCCTCAGTTCTTCAATGATTGCGCGGGTTGCGCCGATTCGCGTGCCGCCCGGATTGTGCCATCACGCCCGGGTTGTGTCGCTGTGCCATTCGGCGGGGCTGGCACAGGCGCCGAGATGTCCACAGCATCCGGGCACTCGGGCTCGCCGATGCGTCGCTTCCGGATGCGCCGGACCATGTAGGCCGGCTTGATACCTGTGGCCTGCAGCCAGAATAGCGCCTGCCAACGGGTGGGCTTCCATCCACTGGCGACGGGCTCTCCGTCCACGGTAACGCCATGGGCCTTGAAGCTGACGGGTCTCGGTCTAACGCTCACCGGGTCTCTCCCTGTCCTGCGGCGCGGCGCTCCAGCTCATCGGCGATGCGCTGACGGTAGGGGCGGCGATCGGGATGGGCCATCCAGTCGCCATAGGCCAGCACGGCGTCAGGGCCTCCCTCGAAGCCTGGGCGGCGCATGCAGAGGGCAAACAGCGCGCCGGGGCTCTGGATTGCGGCGCGCGTCAGCAAGACGTCGCGCTCGAAGTCCTCGGTGAAGGTGAAGCGGGTCATTTGGTCTCTCCTTGTCCTGCGGCGGGGTCCAGCAGCCGGGCGTAGATGTCGTCCTCGTGGTACGGCAGTTCGAAGTGTGCCTCATGGACCCCTGGGCCGGTGGTGACGATCGAACGGGCTCCGGATGGGAAGGTGGTGACCACGGTGCGGTAAAGCAGGTGCTCGACCTCAGCCGGATCGACCTTGGGCAATCCAGCGGCACGGCGTGCACGGGTCTTCGCCCGGGGCCGGGCTCCATGCTTGGCGATGTTGTGGTCCCGACGGCCACGAGGGTCGATCAGCTTGTCGCAGATCGGGCAGGGCTCTTTCGGGGCGTCGGCGCCTCCTCCCCAGGTGCTCATGACGGGTCGCCCCTCTCCGCGGCTTGGGCGGCTTGGGGTGAGACGTTGGGGTTGAAGATGGCGCGGCATTGAGCAATCGTTTCGAGCCGTCCACGACCACTCGCAACTTGCGTCGGGTCGCCACTGGCGATCTTGAGCCGGGCTACATGCTCGATCGGGCCGTATTTGTCGGTCAGGACGGCGCCAGCGGCGATAGCGAGGGCCTTTTTGCTCATCGCGATGTCGAAATGGACCCAGCTGGCGTTCTTGGCCTTGCCGATCGACGTCGGGTGGCCCTGTATCCATTTGCGCTGGACGCCGATGCGATCGACCATGGCCAGCAGCTCGGCCTCGGTGTCGGCCCATAGGTGGCACATGACCATGTTGCCGAATTTGTGCCTGACGTCATCGACATAGACCGTCATCGGGTCAACGCGGCTTCGAGCATGTCGAAGTCCTCCAACTCGAGATCATCGAGGGTGCGGGTCTCGACCTCGACCTCGACGGATCCGGTGCCCTGGCATTCGGGGCACGGGCCATGGTCGACGTCGCCTCGGTGCGGGTGGCCGCAGCCGGGCTCGTAGACGATTCCGGTGGTGATGTGGCAGCCCTCGCCGTTGCAGGCTGGGCAGGGTCCGACGTCAATCAGGGTCACAGCATCGCCTCCGGCTTGGGCAGCATCCATTTCAGGGGCTCGGCGATCTCGCCGTCCGACGGCTTCCACTCGAAGAAGCCGAGCGCGCCCTTGGCTGGGATCGGCAGGCACGGAACCGGGTCGCGCAGCACGAAGGCGCCGGCGCCCATGAACCACGGATCGTCGCTCTCCCAAATGTTGTCGACAATCTCGACTGAGCCGATGATGGCGCTGCGGATCAGTGTCGCTGGCGGCGGGCAGACGATGCCGAGCGGGCGCATGAACTCGTAGGCGCTGGCGTATTCGTCCTTGGTCATGCCTGCCGGCGCGTGCAGCGCGACGCGGCCTCGGAACTTCCAATCCTTTATCCACCGCTTCCACTCGCGATTTTCGAGCGTTTTGCCGTTGAAGATCGCCCAGGCCCATGGCTGGCGGACAGAGAAAGCGATGCGGGGGAGGATGCGGGGGAGCTTGTCGGTCATGAGACTGCCTTTGCGAGTTCGGGGTCCTTGGTCAGCGCCAGCGCGGCGGCGATTCGGCCCTTTTCGGTGATTTCCCAGCGATCGTAGCCGAGGTGGGTGAGCGCGCCCTCTACCTTGAGGCTGTTCAGCTTGCTCCACGGTTCGCCGCCGACGACGTGGTAGACATCGCGATAGCGCAGCGGGCGATCGGCGCGTGCGGCGAGCACGAGGATGAGGGTTTCGTCGCGGGTCAGCGGCCGGGAGCGGCCCGACCAGGGCGGGCGCATGTGAGGGCTGGCGACATGGAGGACGTCGCGGATCATGGCTTATTGCTCCACGGCGTTGCGGGCAGGGTGATCGGGCGACGCTTGGTCCTATTCTTGGCCTGTGACGCGGCTTGACGCATCTTGCGGCCGTTGGCGTCGTCGGGGTCTTGGGCGCCTACGCTCAATTCGAGGCGGGAGATGCCGTCACCGGGCTTTTTGGGCTCGCGACGACGCCAGATTTTTGGGTAGACCGGCTTTGGCGAGTTGGGGCGGATCACGGCTTCGGCTCCACGATCTCGATGTCGCGGACGCCGCCGAGCATCACGGTGCGCCGCTTGCCCTTGTTGCTGGCGGTCTTGCCATAGACCGTGATCGAGCCGGACAATCCCTGCCGCACCTCGGTCACGAAGAACTCCGGGTGCTCTTTGCGCTTGCGCACGGTGCGGCCGACGAGGAGTTGACGGATGCAGCCGGCATCGGCCTGGATCTTCTTCAGGCTGCGGTTGATCTCATCCTGATGCTGGATGGCGAGTTCCAAAGGCGTCATTGTCACTCCTGTAGCCAGCGGGTAGCCGGCGGCTGCGTTACGGCTGGGGTCGCGGCTGGCGCGGCTTGTAGATGCCCTTGAAGCCGGTTCGGAGGCGGTTGCAGATCCGGCACTGACGCTGCGGCCGTGGGCCTTTCGTCCATCGGGTGGATTCCCTGGTCCACGGGTGACCGGCCTTGCATGTCTCGCCGAACGGCTGCGCCCATCGAGCAGTCGGGCCGGTGAAGATCATGGCGCCGGTGGCCTCATAGGCGGCGACACGCTTAGCCAGCCCGCTATCTGGATTTGCGTAGCTGTCGCAATTTTTCACAGCAGCCAGTAATTTGTCATGCGCGTTCTGCACGTCGCACTGAGCCGATGGCACCGCAAGTGAGGCGGCATAAAGTGGCGTAACGTTGCGCACGGGCACCCACAGATCGGTCGGCTCTTTCCCTGAGTACGCAACCTGCCAGCCGTGGTCGGCGCCGTAGTCTTCCATCTCGTGGATGCGAAGGCGCCGTTCGTAGCGCCATGCGGCGGGCTCTGTTGCAGTCTGCACGTCGCACTGAGCAGGAGCGGCGCAAACGATATCCAGAATCGTAGTGAGGTTCTGGCTGACGACATCCCAGATATCATCTCTGGCAGCGCCGTTGCCCTCATCGGCGAGTTTCCGCAAGGGGCGGAGTTTGTCGGCCAACGTCACTTGCGCCGTTGTCTTGACACTGCCAGTCATGGGCGGGGCTCCAGCATCTCGATGACTTTGCCCCGGAATCCAGGGTCGATATCCCTGTCAATTCCAACGATGCACAGCTTGACCGCCGCCAACAGCATCGCGAGCGCATCCGGGTTGGCGCTGTGGCGCTCCATTTCGGCGCCAGCGGCCTTCAGCATGGCGCCCGCGATCTTGCTAACGGCATCGGAGCTGCCGTAGATGCGTTCAACATTGACTGGCTGCGACTGAGCACGATCGTTCATGGCTTGCTCCCGGTCAGAATGAAGGCGCGGATATAACCCACCATCTCGATGGTGGTCTTGGACTTGAGGCCAGCGCGGGTCAGCACCTCGACAAAATCTGGATGGTGAATGTTCTTCGACACCATCTTGCCGAAGTCGGCCCACATAGCGTCGATCTCCTCGGCGCGCATCTCGCGCGGACCAAGGTGCGCGATGATCTTCAAGCCCTCGATCAGAAAATCTGTCACGACGTGGCCCTCCAAACATCGGCAAAAACGCCTGACGAATTTTTCCGGCGCTCCCCGGTGGGCTCGATCAAGCCAGCATGCGACAACTCTGTCATGCGGGGGCGCACAGCAAGAACAGTGCGACCGATCTTCTTCGCAACTTCGTCGGGGGTTAAGCCATTCGGCATGACGCACCGCAGCTGTTGCAGAGCGAGCGCGCGGAGCGTGCCGGCGCGCGGCTCGATTGCCTTCGCAGCATCTTCCGATGTCCCAGCCTTCTTGAACCCTGGCGACACCGGATATTGCTTCGGTGGCTCCCAATCGAACAGGTCTGTCATTGTCAGCGTCCAAAGTTTGCCATCGCCCAATTGATGCCAGCTCTCCAGCCTTTGTTGTAGGCCGTGACGCCACCGACCAACAGGCCGATAGCGAAGCCAACACTCATAGCGCCGATGATCTCAGCCATTCGGATAATCCCCCGGTCTCTCAAGCTGCCGCCGGCATGGCGGAATCCAGATTTGCGGTAGCGGGTCGCGGCCCTTTGCCCACACCATCCACTTGTAGGACGTCGCGGTTGATGGTCGCTTCATCTCGCCGGTACGCTCATCGAGGTAGAGTTTGCTCGGATCGCGCAGCACTCCCTTGTGCATGATGACACGCTCGGTGAAGACGCCCATCAACGTCGGCGGGTTTGCCGCATAGAGTTTGTGGTAGCGATCAACTCCCTCCTCGAAGGCGGATCGCACGAGAACCGCAACGCCCTGGCTGGCGATCTCCAGACCGCGCAAGATAATCTGTTCGGCAAGGCGGAACGGCGGGTTGGTGATGACCCAATCAACCGGCTCCGCGCTGTGAAACGGCGTGAACGGCATCAGGAAGTCGTGGACGTGATAGCCCATGCCATAGTCGAAGATGTCGCTGGCGATGACCTTAGAGAAAACCTCTTTCAGCGGCAGCACCATGAACCCGCGATTGGCGCACGGCTCCCACGCAGTCATGTGAACGAGGCCCCGGCCACCGTACCGCGTCAGCTTTGGCGACAACAGATAGTGCATCAGCGCACGCGTTGCCCATGGCGGCGTCGGGAAATCATCGAGGCTATCGTGCGCCTCGGTGCGCTGCTGCATTACGGCGCTGCTGGTGTTCTGGTTCATCGCTTGCGGTCCTTGTCGCGGAGCTGGCGGCACGTTTTGCAGCTGCGGTCGATCACGTTGCCGGCGCGCGGGTGACCGTTCTTGCAAATCAACGAGACTGGCCGCCCTGGCGAACCCTTCTCGACCGGGAGCCGAAGCGCCACGATCGACGGCACCACCTCGACGGCGGCCAACACCGAGCTATAGGCGGCGCGGCCGATCAGGCGGCCATTGCTGTCGGCGTGGAGCACGGCGCGCGGATCGCGGATACTGCGCGCATTCCTGACGACGCGCTCGACGTGCTTGACGTTGGGGAGGTCGAGCCGGCCAACGATGTCGCCAGCCGAATGGCCGAGCGCCCAAAGGTCAAGAACCAGCGGGACCGGGGTGGTCATGCGGCTTCATCCCCAAGCATCTGGTCGGCGGTAATGCCGGTCAACGTCTTGATTGCGCGCATGTTTTTGGAGTTCGGGATGCGCTCGCCCGAACGCCACTTCTCGACGGTTCGGGCGGAAAACGCCTGTAGTTTCAGCTCCTTAGCCATCATCTCAGCGAATTGCTCGCTTGAGATGCGGTTGGAATAGAGGTAAACGCCAAGTGGCGTCGGTCCTTTCACGTGAAACCTACCTTGCGGGCGGTACCCGCCCTCTGTTGCGTTTGACTTACCCCTTGTAAGGGTATAGTGTCCGATTCGTCAAGACCTGATCTTGATCTCAAACTATGGAGCCGCCCCATGACAATAGGGTCGCAAAATCCCTCCTTCACATACAACAAAGACGGTTCCCTCTCGGTCGCGAGCGGGAAAGAGGCCGTCATGTGCATTCAGGTTGCCACGCTGATCCAGGCGATCAAAATGATGCGGACGACGCGCATGATCCCCACGCGCGGCTACACGATGAAGAAGGGGCTGACGATGGCCTCGACCTTCACCGGCCGCACCTACAAGCGCACCGAGGCCGCCCAGGCTGAAGCTGATCTCAAGGTTTGGCTGGAGACCATGAAGTCGACCATCCCGGTGGAAGGCGGTGAGGCATGAGCAGCACCGTCATCCCCGAGGCCAACAGAGCCATGAACGAACGTCTCACATGGTTCGAGCTGTCCCGCCTCAAGCCGGGCGCCGTCGTGGCGTTCGGCTGCGAGTTTCACGTCACGACGCGCGGCGGCGAGGTTGCCATCGCTCCGGGCACGGCTTGCGTGCTGGAAGATAACGGGCTCAACGAGATTTGGGGCGGCGTGATCGTCAAGCCGCTCGATCCCGTCGTCGAGAAGCTGCTCTATCATCAAGATCAGGTGGATGGCCTGATTCTCATCAGCGACACGCCGGAGCCCGGCGGCGCCGACGACCCCGATGGCGATCCTCGCTGGGGCGCTCTCTCGCCCTTCATCATCCACGAGACTTGCCCGGTGGAGTGCATCTGATGGCGCGCACGATTCCCGCAACTGACGATCGCTGCGTGCTTGCCAACGACATCATTGTGTCGCTCGGCAAGCACTATGAGGGGAACGGGTTCACGTTCTCCGTTTCCGAAAACACCAGCGGATGCCCGATTGTTACGGTCAGGACCGACCACGGGCAGGCTTTCAACATCACCATCACGAGGGCACGCAAATGAAGAAACCCCGCCGCTACCGCATCACCGTTGAGGGCTCGGGCGTCTTCCCGATCGACATGCTGCGCTACGATCAATGCTGGCCGCGCACCGAACAGGACGCGGCCAAGGCATCGATAGATTGGGCTGGCGAAATGCGTCAGGTAGATCTGCTGTCCGATCATCACCGGCAGACGCCGGACCGCTGGGCGTCGTTCACATGGAAGATCGTCAAGGTCGAGGAAGTAGTATGACCACGCCCCTTCACGCCTTCGCTCACCGCGTCTCAGGCATGGCGGAACACCGCGAGGTGCGCAACATGCGCGCCCTCGGTGCCGACTGGACGGAATCCTACCTGTTCGCCTGGGCCGTCGTGGATGAAATATACGATCTCGTCCTGGCTCCCGACCGCCCGGCGTTTCACGAAGCGCCGCGCATGATCTCCAACCCGAACTCAAAGTGGTCAACATGAGTATCCCCCGCATCGTGAAGGCCATGCCGTTTGCGTTCGCCATCACCATGATCTCTGGCGTTGGCGGTGGCGCTGCCATCGCTGGCGTCATCATCGTCATCATAAGGATTCTGCCATGACTGCCGCCGCCTACGACAACTGGAAGAAGCGACTTGAGGTAGCCAACCTGCCGACGGTCGCCGCGCGCCGCGCCGAGCTGACGCGCCTCGGGCTCAACAACATGGAGCCGACGATGATGGACGCCGGCTACTACCGGATTCCGCTGACAGAGAAGCACCCGACCAACGGCAAGAACGTCATCCTCGGCTACGATCCGGTGGCGCTCTGGTCCGAGGGTGGCGTTGTGGTTGGCGTTCGCGGCCAACATGAGATGTCGCCCGAACAGATTGTCGATAGCTGGACGTGGATGTGCGGCCACCCGATCAGCTACGAGTTGTATCAGGCCGTCGCCGAGCGCGGCGAGCCCTGGCCGGATTTGGCCGTAGAGAGCGTTGTCTTTCGCGATGAAAAGACGGAGACCGAATACCGAGTCGCCCATGACGAAGATGGTCAGCGCACCATGCGCGTCATCGAGCGCGACGACAACAAGCCGCCGGAGGTGCTGCCCGAGGTCGAGGCCGCCGAGAGCATCGACAACGCCATCGGCGCGGCGCGGGATCTGCCGGTTACCACGGCGGCCGAGGCTGCGATTGCTGCCGGCGCGGCGAACGTGATCCGAGACCGTCGCCTTGCGGTGGAGAAGACCGCTAAAGCCAAGGTCACGCCGCTGCAGATGATCTACGAGGAGGAGCGCAACAAGTGGCTCCCGCTGGTGAAGCGGGCCAAGGAGGCAGAGGGCGCCATCCGGGTTAAGGTCGCGGAGTTCGAGGCCGCCGAACGCAGGCGGGTCGCGGCCGAGCAACTGGCCGCCATCAAGAAGCAGGAGGAGATCGACGAGGCCGCCGCGCGTGCGGCTGACCGCGCCATCGCTGCGGGCCAGCCCGAACAGCCGCCGGTGGTCGAGGAGGTGGAGATTCCCAAGGTCCCCGAGCGCGTGCAGCCCACCTATGGCAGCTACAAGCCGCGCCAAACCGAGAAATGGCACTTCGACGGCGTTGAGGATTTCGATGCGCTCTACGCCGCGCTCAAGGATTCGCCTGAACTCAAGTCGGCGCTGACGGTGCTGGCGAAGGCGATGGTTACGGCGGGCCGGGACGTCCCCGGAGTGAAGCGACATTGGGGAGTGATCTGATGCCCAACAAGACCCTTGTTCTCGATACCGAAACGTCGGGGATCATGGACTACAAGCGCCCGGCTGATGCCGAGGGGCAACCGCGCGTGTGCGAAATCGGACTGATCTTCCTCGACGCCGATTTGAAGGTCGAGCGCGAGTACCAGACCTATATCCAGCCCGACGGCTGGGATATTGAGCCGGGAGCGAGCGCCGTCAACGGCCTGACCGTCGAGTTCCTGCGCGAGCACGGCGTGCCGATCCAGATGCCGCTGGCGATCTACACCCAAGCCATTCTCGAAGGGCGCGATGTCATCGCCCACGGCGCGCAGTTCGACTGCAAGATGATGCGCGCCGAACTGCGCCGCGCTGGCCTGGATGATCTGTTCGAGCAAACGCGCAGCCTGTGCATCATGCGCGGGCTGATGTCGCACGCCAAGCAGACCGGCCGCTGGCTCTACAAATACGACGAGAACGGCGAGGTGTTGCGGACCAAGAAGGGCGAGCCTGCGGGCGGCATGCCGAAGCTGACGGATGCCTGCCGCTACTTCAACATCCCGATTGTCGACAAGGCGCATGGCGCCCTGGGTGACGCCAGATTGGCGGCATTGATCTACACTGCGATGGTCGCGGAAGGATTCGACCGCGAGGCTATCGTCCATCACGCAAAGAACTACGACGAAATAAGGAATGCCCAATGAACAGCCGCCCCACCCGCGCGCCTGCACCGCCCGCGGAGACCACCCAAGCCGACCCGCGCGACCGCGACCACGAAATCACGGTCGAGTCGATCCGGACGAATGATCTGCCGGCTGTCCACCAGCAGCAGGCCAGCGCACCCGCCCAACCTCGTGCCGAGCGGGAGCGTGTGTCGCTTCCGACAACCGGCTTTGCCGCCCTGGCGGACGCCATCGCCGGCGTGATGGCCGAGATCAAGCCGGTCGCCAAGGAGGGCTGGAACGACTTCCACAAATACAACTATGCCCGCATGCAAGACCTGATGGGCGAGTTGACGCCGCTGATGGGCAAGCATGGCGTCGTCGTGTTCCAGAACGAGATGGACCGCGATATGTTCGATGAAGGCCGGGCGATGGCGGTGCGCTACGAGTTCACCATCGTTCACAAGAGCGGGGAGATTTGGCCGGAGCGCCCGATCATCACCGGCGTCTCGATGTGCCGAACGTCGAACGGAAAGTATGACGATAAGGCGTTCAACAAGTGCCACACGTCGGCGCGAAAATACTTCCTGCTCTCGTTGTTCCAGATCCCGACCGACGACGCCGAGGACGCGGACAACGGCGGCGCAGGCGAACAGCAGCAGCGCCCGCGCCCGCAGGGCCAGCGCAGGCCGGTCCCAGCGCCGAACGGCAAGCTCCCGCCGCACTCGATCGCCATCATCGACGGCGAGGCCCCGGAGGCGTGGGCTACCCGGTTCAACGGCTTCGTCGCCAAGGCCGAGTCCGCCGCCGAGGTCGATAGCTGGTACGGCCTGAACTCAGGAGCCTTCGACAAGCTCAAAGGTCGCTTCCCGGTGGTTTATGATACATTGCTCGACGCGATGGATGCGCGCATCGCGGCGCTCTCCGACAAGCCCGCCGACAAGATCAGCAGCGGCCCGGCGGCCGGCAGCGACTTCCCCGGCTACACCAAGCTGGTCACCAAGGAGACCGCCAAGGACGATGGCGAAATCCCCTGGGCGCTCGATCGCAAGCTGTCAGACGCCGACAAGGACTGGCTCATGTCGCTCAAGGAGGCGTTCGAGCAGTGCGGCAAAGTCGAGGAGATCGCCGCCGAGCAGGAAAGCATCATGGCTCCGGCCCGCGAGACCGTCTCGCCCTACGTCTGGAAGAAGGCGGCCGATCTGCTCGACGCTCATATCGAGAGGGTGAACCGTGGCTAAAGGGATCTGGCGCCGCGAGGGCAACTGTGCGGTTCCTGTCGGCGCCGCATCTCTCGAATTTCTGCAAAGCCGGAAGGATGGCAGCGAGTTCGTTGCCGACACCAACGGCGCGCGGAACACGAAGCAGCTGAATATGTGGTGGGCGCTCTGCCAGCTCGTGGCAGAGAACGACGACACCTACGATACTCGGGAGAAGGCCAGCGAGGGGTTGAAGCGTGCGCTTCACCATGTTGACACCTTCCTCGATCGCACCGGGAAGCTGCACATCACCACGAAGTCCATCGCGTTCGAGAGCATGACGCAGGAGGAGTGGTTGCCGCTGTTCAAGGCGGCGATCGACAAGGTGGCCGAATGGCTCGGCAACTCGCCCAAGGAAGTGCAGGACAGGTTCAACGAAATCACCGCTGACAAGCGATATGAGGGATACCGACGATGACATCCATTCGTAGCCATAGTCTACCCACCGACTTTTCCGCCGTTCATTTCTGCCCGAATTGCTGGCGGCATTATCCGAACAAGCCAGCTGCCGAGAAGTGCTTCGCCACCAACGAGGAGTTGGTCCACAAGCCCGGCGACATGCTGTTGGTCGACGTCGGCTACGGCTGGTACGATGGCGACGTGAAGTGGCTCGTTGATCGCGGCAAAGCCAACACCTCCAGCGGGCGAACATATGCCGCCTACTTCATCGTGACCGCAGCCAACCATGTTGAACATCGCGCCCGGTACCACATCAAAACCCTTGGCATCAAGAACGGGAATCCGACCGGATTGTGTGGCTGGACTTCGGCCACCCACAAAACCGGAACACCAATCGTAAGACCCGACCTCGCTGAGGAGGCCAAGCAGTTCATCGGCGAAACCTACGATCACCTGCTGTGACCGATCAAGCCGCCCCGATCTGCCCGTACTGCAACACGCCGTCGGTGTTCGTCACCGGCGCCACGATCTACCCGTGGATGAAGCACCTCGCCGACAAGCCGATGTACCAATGCCCGAAATGCACCGATGTCTATGTCGGGTGCCACGAGGGCACCACCAAGCCGCTCGGCCGGTTGGCGGACGCGAAGCTCCGGCAGGCCAAGCAGCACGCGCACGCGGTATTTGATCCGCTGTGGGAGGCGAAGGTGGCGCGGGGGATGGACAAGGGGAAGGCGCGCGGCCTGGGCTACCGATGGCTCGCTGTGCAGCTCGGCATCAAGCCGGAAGACTGTCACATCGGGATGATGGACGTTGAAACCTGCATGCGGGTCGTTTTGATCTGCAGGCCGCACGTGGAGAAGTTGAAGCGATGAAAACTCCAAAGCTCTTAATCCTTGTGCTCGTTTTGCCTGCCATGGCAGCTGGTTTTTTCACCGTGCTGGGTCGAGAGATCGGGCAAGCATTCAAGTATGCCTATCTCGAAGCTTGCAGAGAACTCGACGCAGCCAAAAGAGCGTGGCGTGAGTAAGCGCGCGCGCGGCTACATCAGCTTCAAGACCAAGCTCGTTGCCGCGCTCTGCCAGATGCGCCACGAGGTCGACGGCAAGCTGGAATTGATCCTCAACCACGAGGAGGCCAAGGCGCTGTCGGAGGATCAGATCCTATCGTTGTTCCAATGGGACCATGATCCGATTCCGCACGCGGCCCCCTACAACGGCCCCGACGAACACTGGAATCTCGTCCCGAGACTGATCCCTCCAGCACGGGAGAAGACTGCCACCTATGACATACCGCGCATGGCCAAGGGCCGGCGCGTCGCCACCGGCTACGTCGAGCACACCCGCACCATGAACACGCCGCGCGACCAGCGCGAGCCGAAGAAGTCCAAATGGGCATCCCGCCCGTTTCAGAAACGGAGTAAACGATGAGCAATCAACAGGCACCGAATCCCCGGCCCTACATGCCGCCGACGCCGGCCGAACACCGTGCCGCCGCCCTGGTCGAGATACAGGCCATGCACAACGAGAATCAGCGCCTCAAGGCAGCGGCCGAGGAAGATCGCCGCACCATCCAGATGCTCAACGATCGCGTGGCGCTGATGACAAACCAGCTCCGAACCTGTGACATCGAGCGCAAGACGGCCGAGCGCAAGCTGATCCGGCTGGCCGGCGCTATGCGCAACATCAACCTGTTGACGGCCGAGGCAACCGTAATCATGAGGGATGTTTCGGACCTCGATGAGGCCGAGACCACAGCGAACGCGCCACCGCGAGAACAGCAGATGTTGAAGGCCATCGAGCAGGAAATCGCAGCAAAGCCGCCGGAGGGCGGTTAACTACATCGACTCCGGCTCATCCTCTGCCGGGGCGGTCAGCTTCTTCGACCGCCCCGACCGGCGCCGCAGCATTTTGTCGATGACGTTCACCTTGTCAGTCAGCACGAGCGTCTTGCCGGTCAGATTGCCAATTTCCTTGCGGAGCTTCGCAACCTCGATCTGCACGTCGACCAAGATGGTGTAGATGCCGCCGGCATTGAGCGTCACGGAGTTGGTGGCGTCATGATCCACAGGATCCGGCGCGGGCGAACGCAGCGCCTTGCGGACCAACGGAAACACCAACAGCAGCACGATAATCACCGCTAGCAACGACGGCAGTGGGATCGGCGGCGATTTGGCGATCGTGTCGAAAGCCCAATTTATGATCCGGTCAAGTCTTTCCAACGGCCTGCGCCCCGATCAATGCTCGATACATTGAAATTATCTCGAACAGGGCGAGGGTGACGTAGACCGGGATTCCTGGCGAGACCGGCTTCATCGTCTGCTGGCCCCACTCAAGCAGCGCAGCGGCCATCTGACCCCACATCAGCGCACCAACCACCGCCCCGCCAGCGCGCACATAGGCGCCATACGGAAGCCAGTGACCATTCAGCGCCAGCGCAACGATTCTCGCTATGCCGAACAGCGCGAACAGCACGATGCACGCCGCCAGAGGCATAGTTTCCGACATAAAATGGAAGGAACTCGCCGCAAGGGAACCTGGGGACAAGATCAGCAGGATGGCTTCACCCAGCATGATGGTTGTCATGGCCAGCTCAAACAGCCGCTTCTCGAAGTGCCTCACGATCAGGTTGATCGGCCAGTCGAGCGCGGTATCGATCGCGTCCATCATCCGGGTGAACATGCTATTGGGCCTTTGCGTAGTCGTCGATGACTTTACGCTCGCAGCGGGCGTGTGCCGCGCTGCCGCGATTGGCCTGTTTGAGCTTCGCCAGTGCATCAGCCGCCAGCTCCCGGTAATCGGTTTCCTCGGTGATCGGCGGGGGCTGGACCGGCCCGCCGAGGCGCTGGCACGCTTTTAGTGCTGCCAGATCCACTGACAGCTTCCCCAGCGATCCCGCGCAGCCGCACAGCGTCAGCGCCAACGCGGAACACGTCGCTAACCGGCAAATCCTTCTTGAAACTGTCCACCTCATTTTGCGAATCCCGCTCTGCCGTCCATTGCGCGGCCGTCTCCTCGCGCACCCACTTCTCGGTATCCGCCGCGATCTTGGCGTCCCGCTGCTTCTGCTTCTCCTCGAACGCGGCCACCGCGGCGGCGTGCTTGTCGTCCTCGATGCTGTGCCTCACATAGTCCGCCACGAACGCAGCCAGCACCGCTGCAACCACAGCGCAGCCGATGCGATAAGACAGCACGATAGTAAAAAACCGAACCACCGCCTTGAACGCGACGCCGAAGGCGGCCGGGAACAGAACCGCGAGCGCGATGGTCCCGGTGACGCCGAGCGTTCCGACCAGCCAGTAGGCAATTTTCCACCAGCTCCAATCGAACATTACGACACCTGTTTCCGCACCCAGGCGCGCACGTTGCCGGGACCCATGAATAGGATGATCGCGATCGAGATAACGAGGAACGCGACGGTCACGGCCGCCAGAATCTTCCAGTCGAACAGGCCCACGCCGGCGAGGCCGGCGCCGCCGCTGAACCAGCCGGTGACCGCCTTCCACTTGCGCTTGAGCCATGACGGGCTCGACTCCGCATCGCGCGCGGCGCTCTCCTCGATCTGCTGCTCGACCACCTCCTTGGGAGCGTCGACCGGGACAACCACGGTCGGCTCAGGCAACGGGGTCTCCGGCGCGTCCTGGGGATCGGGGATGTCCTCGACGGCTTCGACCTCGACCGGCTTGGGCTTGGCGCGCGGTTTGTAATACGTCGCGATCCAGCCCTTGCCGCCGGTCGCCGCACGAGCCTTCGCGCCTGCAGAGGCCATCTTGCGCGCCGCCCAGGCCCGGATCTGGCCTGCGGTCTGCATCTGACCGTCGACAATGAAGATCGAGCGGTTCGCGGCGATCACCTCGGGCTTCACCAGCCTGTCGGCAGGCGTGTTCGGGTTCGCACGGTAGAAGTCGCGCGCATCGCCAACGCCGAGAAAATGCGCGAGGTACAGGTCCCCGCCGCTGCAATCCATGCCGATGGCGCGTTGGTTGTCCTCGGTGAAGCGGGCACCCAGCTCGATGGCGATCTCAGCCTTGGTGCGCAGCGCGCGCACCTCGTCTCGAGTTCGGCCTTCGAGAAGGTCGGGGCGGTGCTTCTTGACCACGCCGTCCCAGGTCGCGTTGAGGAATTGAAATAGCCCCAGTGCGCTCGATGTCGGCGCCTTGATCGACGGTCGGCCGGCGCTCTCGATCTGGATGATGCAGTCCAACGTCTCATCGGAGACGGTACGGCTTACAGTGTTCGTCACGGTGCCCCCTGCTTTAGCTCTCGATACTCTTTCCGCGCCCGGTTCTGGATGTCCCGCATGCGCTGCTTGATTTCCTCGACCGCTGCGCGGTCTGTATCGCTGAATGAGTCCTTGCCCTCGATGCGGCTCTTACGATCCCGCAGCGGCTTCATCAGGGCGTCGGCACTCTTGAATATCTGTTCGCCCCGGGTCGAATTGGTATTGTCTTTCAGGAACGAATCAGCGTCGTCCCTATTGACGCCTTTCGCTCTATCTTTGCGAGCATTTTTGATGGCGTCTCCACCGTTTTTGCGGGCCTCATCGCGCTCGGCATAGTAACGGGCGCTGTCCGCCTGCCCGGTGCCGGAGGAACCGACAAACCGGCGCATGATCGGCGCCTTGGTCGGATCGAATGCCTCGCCCTTCCATGCCCGCTCCGCGGTCCCCGCAACGTCGCTGATGAACTTGCCGAGGCCGCCGGTCATGCTTTCCAGCGTGTGCTGGATTGAGCCTGGATGCACGTCGAGCGTTCCCGACGATTTGTAGGGCGAGCCGCCGCCAAGCTTGTTCAGGCCCCGCGCCGCGTCCTTGGCATAGCCCGGCGTCGTCTCGAAGAACTGCTCGGATTCCGGCTTGTTCTTCTCAAAGTCGCGCTCCGGATAGACCGGGCGGCCGTTCCAGTTCTTGTTCGTGGCGATGTGCAGCGGCGGGCGCGTCACGCTCGGCGCCAGCGAAAACAGGCTGACGGATTCCTCGCCGAGCGGGTTGAGGCTGTCGATCAGCGACTTGAGCACGGCGCCGACCGACTCGCCGATCTTGTCCTTGCCCATCGCCAAACCGGCAAGCCGATCGCCGATCACCTTCATGGTGCCAAACAGGAACGGCGTCGGGATCTTGATGTATCCGCCATCGCGACCGAAGCCCTTGGGCCACATGATGATCAGGTTCTTGTCGCGCTCCCAATGCGGGATCTTGCCGTAGTAGCTCTCGCCGGCCTCGTCGTCGCCACCGGCGCCGAAGCCGAGGACGGCGCTGAGGGCGCCGATGCCGACCAAGACATAGGTGGCGCGGCGAACGTGCGGGTTCTTCAAGGCGTGGATGTTGCGCCGCGCGCCTGACAGCGCAGCCTGGGAGAACATATAGAGCGAGTTCATCACAGCCCGAAGCTCGCCGCCCTTGGCAAAGTTGACCGTGATATTCAGAGCGAGGTTTGCGGACTCGGGGATGGTCATGCCGGCATCGCGCGCAGCCATGTAAGCGGCCAACCGGGTCGCATTCTCCATCGGCCCGCTCATCAGGTCGAGCGCATCGCCGATCTGCTTGCCCATCTCCTGAATGTTGGCGACGGGTCCGCCCTGCAACGCGCGCATCTGGCGGCGCATGGCCTTTTCCATGTCGGCGGCATTGTCGAGGCCGAAAAAGCGGACACGGCCGCCGGCCTTGTCGTATTCACGGAAGGCGTCAGCGTAGCGCCCGCCGCCCTGGCCGCGCATGGCTTGGAAGGAGCCCCCAATCGCCGGGATCAGGTGCTTGGTGAAGTTTTTGATGAAGTCGGCCTGCTCCTGCGCCTGCATGTTGATGTAGGCTTCGCCGAGGTCGCGGGCGAAGTTCGGCAGGATGAAGTTCGGATTCCACTGCGTCGAAAGCCGCGCCATCGTCACGGTGAGCGGCCGGATGAAGCTGAGAACCCAGCCAAGCTCCTCGACGCCCATATTCTTGAGCGCACGGGCGATGTTCTGGCCGTCCTTGCCTTCGAGCCGGATGACGTTGATCTGGCCGCCGATCTTGGTCACGAACACGTTGGGATCGTTGTGCCAGTTCGTGTCGGCAATCATCGTCACGAGGCCGGTGTTGTGGTCGATGGTCGGAACCAGCTTTGGCGTGTTGATCGACCACAGGGCCGGGTTCGGATGCGCCCGCACCAACCGGAGGAAGGTGTTGCCTACCCGGTTCTTCTCGCCCCGCACGATCGCCAGCTGTGCCTGCATCAGGATGTAGGGCAGCGGCCCGGCGGCTTTGCTCAACCGGCCGAACGCGCGCTTGGATTCCTTGGCGCGAGTATCGAGGCCGGCTCCGCGCTGCCCGGCCAAGGTTTCATCCTCGAACGCCTCGTCGAAGCCCTGCAGCGGGACATAGTGATCATACTGCGACGCCCAGGCTGCTGCCGTCTCCTCGCTGATGAGACCGTATTCAACCAGCGTATCGAGCGTGCCCTGCTGGATGTCGCGCACCATCGCCTCGACGGCCTCAAAATCCGCCAGACGGTTGCCGTTGCGGATCCGGTCCATGATCTCGGCCGCCTCCTCATCCGACATACCGGAGCCCTTGCCGCGCAGATCCCGCCCGCCGGTGCCGTCAAGGTTCGGATGGTTGATCGCGTCCATCGCCGCGTTCCGCTCGGGCGCGTGCTTGGCGTAGAGATAATCGCTGACTTCCTCCAGGGAGACGCCACGCGATTCCATCTCGGCAATCATCGGCTCGATCTTGGTGCGCTCCAGCTCCTCAAGGCGGAAGCCGGTGCGGCCCGGCAGCAGGGTTTCAGCCATGTAGGCGTTCTGCGCCAGCGGCACGCCGCCGAAGGAGTCCTGCACGTTGCGGACGCGGATGAAGCGGTCCTGCAGCTTGACGCGCAACTCGGTGAAGCGCTCGCCGAACTTGCTGCGGATGCGGGTGTCGACCGCGCTGTAGATGTCCGCGAGCGATGCCAGCGTATCGCCGCTCGTCGCCTCGTCCATCGCCGCGACCGACTTCGGATCGATGTTGATGCCTTCCTGCTTGGCGCGCCCGGCGAACTTGCCCTCGAAGGCATCCTTGAATACGTCCTTATAGGTCTGGAAGCCAAGCCCACGCAGGCCGTTCCGGATACGATCGAGCAGATCGAGCAGTCGATCAAACCAACGCCGCACGCCGATGTGGATGCCTGCGCCGGCATCCTTCTTTTTGTTTGCTCGATCGTGAGCGTAGGTCTGGAAAGCAATGGCGCGCACCTCGAAGCCAGCCAGCCCGTCAATCATGGCGTCGGTCAGCTTGGTGCGCCCCTTGATGTACTGGCGCAGCCTGGGCGTCTCCAACTGCATCAACTCCCGCTCGCGCGGAGTCTGCAGTTTGTTTTCGATGTGGTGATACGACTCGTGGAAGGCCGACTTTGCCATTTGGTCGGCGTCGGTGGTCAGCGCCAACTTTATTAGCGAACTGCCGAGGCTGTACTGGCCGCCGGCCTCGTTTTTCATGCCAGCCGGATACCCTGGCGGCGGCTCCACCGGCATCAGCCCAATGTGGAAATCCAACGGGACATCGCCCGCGATCTTGCGCACGGTGAACGCCAGCATATCGCGGATGCGCGCGTACATTTCCTCGGCCTGCGGCGTCAAGGTGACGCCGGACATATCCGAGAGCGAGGCAAGCTCCTCGTCGCCCTCCTCGGTCATCTCCACCGGCGCGGCGGTCTCCTCGACCGGCTTCGCCAGATCGGCCGCCATGTCGGCAACCTGCTTGGTCAGCGCGTCGATGTCGGCCTGCCCCTCGAACTTGGCGTTCGCCTTGGCTTCCGAATCCTTGACGAACTTGGTGGCCTTCGCCAGCCGTTCCTCATACTCGGCAAGGTCGGTCTCGAAGCCGTGCAGGATGTGTTCGATGGAGCGGACGGTGCCGAGCGATGACGTCTCGTAGCTCACCTCGCGGGTCGCGTTCCCGTTCAGCGACATGAACACGTCGACGTTGGTCTGATCTTTAATAAGGTTCGACTTTTTGACCGTCGCATAGATGTCGAAACCGCCGACCGTGGCAACCTTGACGCCGCCGGCCAGCGAGCCACTTTCTTCCAGCGTGCCCAACCGATTGAACAGCGCCACGCCGAAATCAGCCCTCTTGTCGAAGGTCTCCTTGCCGACCTTGCCGGAGAAGGCGTCGCCGCGCGTGTCGACGCGCTGCTTGATGTCCTTCTTCGTGTCCTCGACGCGCTGAGTGTAGTGCTCGATCTGCGCCTTGGACCGCTGGCGGTTCTGCCGGGTGGCGTAGACGTCGCTGTCGAAGGCCGACTTGCGCCGGTTGGCGCGCTCAAGCTCCTGCTTCAACTCGGTGAAGCGGATCAGGCGCGGGTCGTTGGTGGTCATGGCTTTTGCCAGCTCGTACTGGCTGGCCTCGCCCAGGTCCTCCATGTCGCGGAGCGACGGGTCGCCCTCGAAAAACCCTTCGATAAAGCGTCCCTTCTTCGCCATCATGCCCCACATGGTGGAGTCGTAGGTGCCCTTTGTCGCGTAGTCGTTGATCTCGATCTCAGGGTTCATGTTGCCCTGGCGGATGCCGCGACCGTTGCGCTGCTCATCGTCTGCCGGGTACCATAGCGGGTCCATGTTGTGGATCGCATACAGGCGCTTTTGCACATTGGTGCCAACGCCCATCTTGGCAACGGAGCCGATCAGGATGCGGACCTTGCCCTCGTTCATGTCGTTGAACAGGCGCTGCTTCGCGGTCGCCGACTTGTAATCGTAGATCAACGCCACTTCATTCTTTGGCACACCGCGCCGCACCATCTCGGCACGGATGTACTCCGGCACAGCAAGGCCACGGGAGCCGGATATACCAAGATTATTGAAGATCAGTTGCGTGGCGGGGCCGCTCATCGCTGGTTTCGTATCGTACCCGCCGCCCTTCGCTACCTTGAAGAACTTCTGATTTTTGGTATCCTTCCAAATCTCGAATGCCCTATTGATCATGTAGTCGAGTTTGGATGGTGACGAACTCTTGTCGCCGCCAGCCAACCGCATGTCGATCGCCGAGTGTCTACCGTCCTCGATGACGCTCAAAATAATGTCGTCGCCCTTTTGTGGAGGGCCTTTGCGCTCGGCAATCTTCTTCATCCGAGCGGCGAGCTTTTCTTGGAACCTCAGCTGCTCGGGTGACCTCTCAACGAGATGCAGAGTTCGCTTGCCGCCCTTGATCTGCGGACGCGTCACATACTGTTCGAGTTGCTTGGACGTCACCACATCCATGATCTGCCGCACCATCGCGGACAGTTCGGCGACGTTGACGAACTTGGCAAAGCGCGAGACCGGCTTGTAATTACCCGCCGGGTCCTGTTCCAGCTCGGAGACCGATTCGCCGAAGGCGCCGGCCCATGCGTCGAACTTTTCCAGCCCGCGCTCGGCGAGCACCTGGGGCTGCAGGTAGCGGCTCAAAGTATAAAGCTCGGCCATGGTGTTGGTGATCGGCGTGCCGGAGCCGAGCACGAGCCCGCGGCCGGGTCGGATCGTGTCGAGATAGAGCGACTTGACGTAGAGGTCCCACGCCATCTGCGAGCCTTCGGGGCTGACGCCCTTGAGGTTCGACATCGCGGTGGAGAAGTCCAGCTTGCGGAACAGGTGCGCCTCGTCGATCGTGAGGTGGTCTACGCCCATCTCCTCGAACGTGAACGTCGCGTCCTTGCGGCCCTTGCGGCTGACAAGGCGCTGCTCAAGCCGCTCGATCTGCTTCTCGATGCGGGACCGGGTGATGCGGGTGTCGCCGCCCTCGGATTTGAGGCTGGCGAGCACTTCGCGGTACTGGGCAATTTCCCGCTCAACAACGCTGTTCTGAAACTCATCCGAAACCGGGATCATCCCGAACGACGAGTGCGTGATGATGATGGCGTCGAGGTCCTCCATCGCCACGTTGGCGATGAACTGCTTGCGGCGGTCGGTGTGGAACCGCTTGTCGTCGGCGATGGCGAGGCGCGCGGTCGGGTACTGGTGATACCATTCCCGGGTGAACTGCGCGAGCATGTGGTTCGGCACAGCGACCATCGGCTTGCGCACAAGGCCGAGCCGGCGCATTTCCATGATGGCGCCGATATACTCGGACGTTTTGCCGGCGCCGACGGCATGCGCGACATAGGTGTTGCCGGACTGGATGATGCGGGCAATGACGCGCTTCTGATGCGGGCGCCATGACCAATCGGAGGCAATTCCCGGCGTCGTCAGATAGTCACCGTTGTACTCCCGCACCACGAGATTGTTGAAATTCTCGTTGTAATAGGCGGCCAGCGTGTCGGAGCGCGCTTGATCGGTCCAGATCCATCCGGAGAACTTCTCCCGCATCTGCGTCAGCTTGTCGTTCGCGGCTTCCGTCTTGGCGATGTTGAGCACCTGAGATTTTTTGCCGTCGACAAACACTGTGTCGTAAATCTTGGTGGTCTGCCGGTTGAGCGCGTCCTGCAACAGCGCGGGCGCGCGGCGGTCCTCGGTGCCCCAGGTCGAGCGGGAGGCAACGGAATCCGTGTCGCCGGAGACCGTCCACGACGCCAGCGCCGAGGTGTATCGAACCTTGGTGTTGTCGATGCCGAGTTCTTCGCGGGCGAACTGCTGGATGGTTGCCGGCGGGATCCACGGCATGCCGAGCGAGGCATGGATCTGCGACGGAGCCAGCGGCGTCGGCTGGTTGGCTTCCAGGGCGGCGACGTTGCGGCGAAACTCCGGGTTGCGATCGGCCGCGCGCTGCGCCTGTTCCAGCTTCTTGCGCACGTTGCCGGAGAGGTATTCGTCGCGGGTCTGGAAGGCGTCCTTGGTGCCGGGCACCTTGAACACCTGATCGCCCAGCGCCTCGACAACCTCGGCGTCGGTCTTCTTGACCATCTCGGCAATCGCCGGGATGTTGACGCGGCCATACTGGCTCAGGCTGTAGAGCAGGCCGTCGTTGACCGAATTGATCTTCGGCACCACCTCGCGGGTGATGATGTTCTTGAAAAACACATCCGACTTGTGGCCGGTCCCGGTGCCCTCGTCGTACTGCTCGATGGCCCGGAGCCGGTAGCTCTCGGGATCGTCCATGAACGGATCGACGTTCGGGCGCTTGTCGATGATGACGTCGGGCACCTCATCCGGGTCGAAATCGCCCTCGTCGAACGTCAGCCCCTTCTTGGCGGCCTCGTCGCGGGCCTCCTGGCGCTTGCGCGCGATGACGGACAGCGGCGTCTTGGCGTCGAGCAATGCGGTGGCGTCGAAGTCGCCTTCGCGGAACACGGCGTCAGCGTAGCGGGCCTCCTCGCGGGCCTCGGCGCGGGCGGCCTCCATCTGGATCACGTTCGGCCGGCGCGTCTGCAGCACGGCCTTGTTGATCGGGCCGAACTTGCTGACGAAATCGTCATAGGTCTTGTTGAGGGCCTGCCGGGCGCGCGTGGCGTTGGCGGTGTCGCCCTTGAGGTCGGCAGCATAGACCGCGCGCAGGGCATCGCGCACGGGGACCAGGGCCTTGATGCGCTCCATGTCGGCGGCGGTGCGGCCGTTCTCGACGCCCTTGCCGCGCTGGCCCACCTTCTGGCCGACACCGTTCGTCACCTGATGCAGCGAGCCGTCGGGACCGACGTAATAGGTCCCTTCCTTCTTCTCGGCGGTGTCGAAATCGTGCTGGTGCTGCTCGGTGTTGACGTCCTGCCATGGCGACATGACGTCGGCGGGCAGGTTGTCGATCGCCGCGGCCAGATCCGCCTTGAGGTCGGAGCCGAGCACCGACTTGACCGAATAACGGCCGGGATAGAGCCGGTCGTTGAAGTCCTGACGGCCGAGCACCATCCGCGGATTGCCAGCGAAATAGCTGTTCACGCTGCCCTGCACGTCGCCCTCTTTGCCGGGCAGCGTGATCGGGGTGGTCTCGATCCACGAGCGGTCGCCAGCCACGTCGCCCGGCAGGCGCTTGCGCAAGAAAATGATGTCGGTGGTGACTGCCGTTCCGGCGTTCTTGAGGAAGGCATCGCCCGGCAGGCGGATCGCGCCAACGAGGTCCGCCCGGTCGGCGAGGTATTCCCGCGCGCTCGGGTCCATCTTGTTCATGGTGCCGGCGCTGGTGACAAACGCCAGCAGGCCACCCGGTCGGACGGCATCGAGCGACTTCGCAAAGAAATAGTCGTGGAGCAGGAAGCCCTGCTTGTACTTCGGATCGCTCTTGATCGCGACGTCGGCGAACGGCGGGTTGCCGATCACGAGGTCGTAGCTGTTCTCGGGCAACCGGGTCTTGGTGAAATCGTCCTGGCGCACGCCGTACTTGGGATAGAGCAGTTTCGCGATGCGCGCGGTGACGTGATCGAGTTCAACGCCCTGGTAGTGGCTATTGGCCGCGATGTCTTGCGGCATCATGCCGGCGAAATTGCCCACGCCCATGCCGGGCTCGAACACCTGACCGCCGGTGAAGCCCATCTTGGCGACGGCATCCCACATGCCGCGCACCACATCCTCGGCGGTATAGTGTGCGTACTGGATCGAGCGGCGGGCGGTGGCGTATTCCTCATCGGACAGCAGCCCGCGCAGCTTCGGGCCAAGCTCTTGGAAGCCGTCGCCGTAGGCGCCCTGATCGTCGGGGAAGATGTTCTTGATGCCGCCCCAGCCGACATAGCGCGCGAGATCGGCCTGCTCGGCGGCGGTCGCCGGGCGGCCTTCCATCTCGATCAGCTGCATCGCAGCGATGGCTTTGATGTTGTCGCGAGCCTTAGCCTTCTGGCCGCGGCCTTCATCGAGCGCGCCGGGCTCGATGACGAAGTTGTCGCCTACGTCTGCGGTTGGTCGAGCAGCGCGCTTCGTTCGTCCATCTGCCGCGTCGACTGTTCGTGCTTCGGAAAGTCGAGCATCGCCGCCATCACTTGCTCGATCGCCAAGCTCGCCTCGGGCTCCCTCGGATACCCGCCCGGCGTCTTCGGCGCGTTCGCCGTCAGCTCGTGGAACATCGCGCTGGCTTCCGTCGCCTTCTGATCCACGAACGCCTCCAGCTCGCCCGACCGACTCAGCCGGTTGAACATCTTCGGGGCTTGCTGGCGCATCGCCTGCATATACGGGAGCTTGAACTCCATCGGCGTTGTCCTCTGCCTGGATAATAGGCTCTTTTGCCGCCGGAACAAGGCGGCTCATCAATTCGTGCTTTTGGCCCGGGGTCAGGTCGTTGTAGGACGGCTGGCGCAGGCCGGTCATCTCGGTCATCAGGCCGAACGCGATCTCGAACTGGCGGGTCCTGCCATCCGGGCTCATCGGCAGGGTGGCGAGAATCTCGGCCCAGGTCGGGGCGTCGCGAGCATCAGCCATCGCACGGTCGTAACCACGGAACCAATCCTTGGCGTTCTTGTGCTTCGGTTTGGTGAAGTAGCCGGGCAGCTCGCGCGGCTCGCCGGCCTTGAACGCGCTGGCGCCTGCCGCAAAATGGGGTCCCTGGCCATAGCTTACGTTGTCGGACGCCGCGGCAACGGCAGACCGGCGCGCTAACTCGGCGTCGTCGGCAGTTTCGGCGGCTGGCTGGTCACCAACGGCGTCGCCGGCTCGATCCCCAGCGGCTTCACCCCGGCCGGCGGCAGGTTGCTCGGCGGTGCCAGATGCGACGGCATCGGCTCCGACGTCATCGACGGCGGCTTGGCCGCCATCTTCGCTGCTGCCCGGAAGCTCGCCAGTTTGCGCTGCATCACGGCCGCCGGCTTCGCTGGTTTCAGCGACTTCGCCGAGAGCGTCTTCGCCGCTTTGAGATGCCCTCTCGCGCTCGGCTTCCAGCGCGTCGTTGATCTCGGGGCCATAGGCCGCCTCCGCTTCCTGTTCGGTGATGAATCCCTGCTCGACGCCGCCTATGGCGACGGCCTGACTGAACGCCGTCGCTGGGTCCATGCCGGGGTTGTCGGCCATGATCTCGCCAGCGCGGGCGATGTCGACGAACGCCACCTTGTCCGCGTCGTCACCAAGCGCCGCCTCGATTGCTTCGACGTTGGCTGATGCCCGCTCAACGCGATCGAGCAAGTCCGCCTGATCCATCTCGTCGCCGAACAGGCCGATATCGGCAGGCTTCTGCGCCACCTTCGGCTTGAGGCCCTGGTCGGTGCGGCGCTGCGCCTGCTCGCCCTGGCCGATGCGCTCGGCGCCGGGGATCACGCTTTGAACGCCTGCAGCGGTGTTCTCCGCGCTCGCCCAGCCATCGGGTCCGTATGGGTTGTAGAGCAGCGTCGTCGGCTCATCGCGGCCCGGGTCGAACGCAGTCTCGCGGTCGCCGCTCCAAACCTTGCCGTTGTAGGAAATGTGGGCGACGACTTCGCCCTTGTTGTTGGTGATGTTGGCCGCTGGAGCCTGCGGCCCGGTGCGCCCGCTCGATGTCGCCCCGGTGGCGTCGACCGCCTTCATGTAGGCTTCGGACGCAGCGGCGTAGCTGGTCAGCGGCAGGCGCTTGCCCGCGATCTCGACGAACAGATCGTCGCGCGGTGCGGGCGGACTGGCCGGCTTATCCAGCTTGGTCCCGACCGGGACTGGATGCGCTTTGACAAAATCCCGCATGAAGGTTTCGACAACCTTCTTGGAGGATGACCCCATTACACCATCGAGCGAGGTGCTGCCGACATAGACGTGATCCGCGCCGTAGGCCGCGAAGCCCATATTGCCCTTGCCGAGCTTCACCTCCCACTTCCATGTATCGCCGTTTGGTTCGGTCTCCTGCTCGTAGGCTCGCGAGACCATCAGCCCCGGATTAGCGCGGAGGGCGGCCTTGAATTTTGCGAACAGCACATCCGGTGCCGCACCGCTATCGCTCACTCCGATATTCTGCAGCGACTCGATGGCCTCGGTTGGCGACTTCGGGACGGCAATGATGCCGCCGCCCTGGTAACCACGAGCGCCCTTCTCCAGCAGCGCATCGATGAGCTGCTTACGGCCCATCTTGTCCGCCTCGAAAATGTCCATCCCCCGGGCGTAGTGCCGGAGAGTGTCATCCTGCGCTTCTTCGAGCGAGCCGCGCGGGTCATAGACCCAGCGGTTATCGTCATCGTCGACATCATCCTCTACAGCTTCTTCCATCGCCTTGGCGGCTTTGGGATCGATGCCGTAAACCTCTTTAATCAGCGCATCGCGCGCCTCATCGTATTCATAATTGCCGTAGGTATCCTCCATCAACTCGTTGATGCGAGCCTCGGGGACACCAGCCGCCAGCGCTGCACGCACCGCGCCGGCAACCTCCGGGTAATCGTCCGGCAGACGATCCTCGGCCGAGCGGTCGGCGTAGTTGTTCGCCTTGAAGAAGGCGTAGGCAAAGCCCTCCGGCGTGGCGCTGCGCGCGTTCTTGGTGGCTTGGCTCTTGCCGCCGTACTTTGCCCACATCTTCGAGCCCTCGACGGGATCGACGTTGGCGGTCGGCAGATCGGCGTTGAACTTGCCCCACAGCACGGTCTTCTTGGTGTAGGGGTCGCCGAAATTATTCGGGTTGAACAGCAGCCGCCACGGCGGCAGGCCGGTCAGCTTCTCGATGCGGCTGACAGGGTTTTCCAGCACCCAAAACTTCGGCCGGAAATACTCGACGGTGCGCAGCGATTGATGAACCAGCTCAATCGACCTTGCGGTGTCGCCGGCAGCATCCTTCTTGGCAAAGTGCTTCGCGCCCGACACCGCGAAGTCGGTGCAGGGCTGCGCGATCAACATGCCGTAGACGT